TCCTAGTATAGATCCTACTTCTTTAATTCCTAAGGCTGTAGATCCAGATGTAGATCCTACTTCTTTAATTCCTAAGGCTGTAGATCCAGATGTAGATCCTACTTCTTTAATTCCTAAGGCTGTAGATCCAGACGTAGATCCTACTTCTTTAATTCCTAAGGCTGTAGATCCAGACGTAGATCCCACTTCTTTAATTCCTTCTGCTGATCCAGCAAGGGTGGGTCTATTCAACGATTTCTCTAATAAGATACGGGCTTCTCAAGTTAATCCAGAAATACCTGCTCCTTCTCTATTTGATATAGAAAGGTCTAATCTGTCAGAGGGTGAGAAGGAGCGGCTAAAGGCCATGCTCCTGCCGCCCAAGACGGACGAACAACTTTTAGAAGAAGAGGTCTTAAGGAATGACCAGACAAAGGCGACGGAAGATCATATAGCCCTTTATGATGGCAAGCAACTTATTGAGCCAGAAGCCTTAAGTGATGTGATTAATGATGTGTTTGATAATATGGCTGGCACCTTGACAGAAGAACAAATAGTCAGTTTGGTTCAAGCTAGGTTGGATGGCAATAATATGCATGTGGATTCTTCTACTCTTCTCAATACGGTAGCAGATATAGGGAGAGGTTATTTTGCTCATTTTCAAGGAACACGGGTCAGGCCTTTAACCTTTGTAGAAAGAAAAGAGTTAGAGGTAAAAGCACGAGATGGCAGTACAGTTACTGCCACTGAGCTTGATCCTATGATTGCAGTAAATGCTTTGTTTGACAAGTTTGATATTTTCGATCAGATGAGGGTGTCTCCTGAGGAAGCATATCATCAGGCATTGGAAAAGGGGGCTACTCCTACAGAGGCGTATACGGTATTCAAGAATGCTGGAGGGTCGGGTGCGCCTCCAGCAGGAAAAATGGTAAAACAGGAAGTCGTTACGACTAATGCGGATGGGTCTGAGGAGGTAGAAGAGGTAGAAGTTTTTAATTTGACTCCAGAGTATGGCGGCTACGGTCATCCCTTTTATAAAGATGATGTATATAACATAGCCTCAAGGCCGGGAGAGTCAGAGGAAGATTTTTGGGAAAGAGCGGAGGGGGCAGAATGGTTGACAGAGTTCAAAGACCCAGATAGCAATGTCACTTATTCATCGGTTAGCCCTACTGAGTCGGATGATATAGTGGCATTGATGATAGAGACGCTGGGTAAGAATCTTACAGATTCCCCTGAGGTCGCTAATTTTCTAGCGGGGTTAGAGCGATTTCAAAATACAGATGCTTTCACCAAAAGTGATTTGAGGAAAGATTTTTCAACAGCCTTATCAAGTGCCCTCACTTCTTTTGGCAATTATGACCTAGATGAAGAAAAGAGGTTGATGCGGGAACAGGCTAGGGAGGATTACGATGATCAGTTGGAAGAAGCGAACCGATATTTTCTAGTCAATGGGCTTTCTGGGAGTGGCCAAGAGCAGCGGCAATATGAGGATCTGGCCAGTAATTATCAAACCAGCTTACGCGACATAGATTTAGCCATCAGTCAAAAGAAATCTGAGTATGCGGCGTTACAGGTAACTACGTTAACCGATTCCTTTGCCTCGCTGGCCAATATTGATATTAGCACTGACAAGTTGGGGTTAGAAGCCGAGGACTTGGAAGAGCGAGGTAGACAGTTTGATGCCAGCATTCAGGCACAGGAGAAAGAGAGTACTGATTCATTGGCCTTACGAAGCAGGGAGTTGGATATAACGCAGACTCAGATATATGAAAATATTCGCCAGTTCAATAAGACGTTGGGGAATAAGATCAATGAGTTTGCGGCACAATATGGTTTGAGTGAGATGGAAACGGCAGCCATGTTGAAAAAGATGAACTCTGATATTATCAATCAGACTCGCTCCCTATCGGCAGAGATCGCTCAAGGATGGGCTGGCATAACGGGCGTTGCTGGAGACATGGAGGGTATTATAAACCTTGGCGATTTAGGCATTCCACTTTCGGAGATCGATGCTGAGACAAAGGAACTGCCGGGAATGCATCTGGTCGATACAGACGTAGGTCGAACGATCTCTCAGTCCTTTCAGGCTCTTACGGGTGCCTTACCAACCTTAGATCAATTGGAGTTGTTAGTAAATGGTGAAGACCTGACTGTGGCGGGAATACCTACTTTAGAATCCCGACAAATAGCTACGGCTATTGTGATGCAGAACCTTGATCGTATGAATAAGTATGATGCCATTTCCAAAGAGAATGATTTGGATGTAGAAAGATTTCAAAATGCAAAGCAAGAGGCTGACAGGGCATGGTATATAGGTATTGGTGATGTATCTGAAACCTTTGGAATGAGTAATGATGGGTTCAGAGATGCTAAATACCAGTATGATAAGATGTATGATCCCCTATCTCCTGACCCCGCAAAGAATGGTGATGAAAATCCTGACTTGCGCTATATGGCAGAAACTAAAGCTAAAGAAACGTATATGAGAGCCCTCGGGTTCCAGCCGGGAACTGATGAGTATTTGACTGAACAAGAGACATTTAATTCAAACTGGAGACAAGCCAATGAAGTCTTTGACAATACCTTTGGCAATCAATTAAAGGATATTGCACAGGCAAATAAGTTTGAAGAGAGTAAATTCTTAAGAGCGAACGAACAGGCAGACTTACAAGAGGAGAAGTATGATGCGGTATGGGGAGGGTTGATGGGAGCTAGAGAAGAGGAAGCTACAAATATTGACTTGTATGATAGTCACAGAATATTGTTTAATGACACTATGAGTTATATAAATGAATATACAGATATAGGATCATCCATTCCCGCTCATTGGGAAAAAGTTTATAGAGAACTGGCAACAGAATCTCATGGAAGGAATATGGTTGAAGTAATGTCAGGCTATGATCCAGAGGTTGCAACAGAGAGTGATTACAATGCGTTGATTAGTAGATGGAGGGAAGCAAATCCTAAATTTGATGATGAAACCGGGGATGATCATAGAAATAGAGCTGCTAGTAATATTAGGAGATATATAGCAAGTGCGAATGCGCGAGAGATGGTACCGAAATTAGACAGTGGAGAAGTTCTAATTGCAGATGCGGGAAGCGTGTCTACTATTGTAGATAGTTTAATGGAAAATCCTCCTCCAAGATTGTTTGATTCCATAGAAGGTAATTATGGATTAGTTGATGATGTTATTAAAAGAGATATATTAGAACAATTTGTAGCTGGAGCTTTGGCAGAGAAAATTACCCAATCTTATGGCGAGTCATTTTCATTGAGTCATATTACCGAAACAGGAATACTTCCATCTGTTGAAGATAGAAAATCGTGGTTAAATGCAGAGAAACGAGATGAAGGTGGTTGGAATTCTGTTAGGAATCAGTTTGCCGACTATACTATATTCGGGGCATTGGATCTTATAACTCCAGCAGGTAGGGATCGAATAGCGTCTAATCAAGATTATGCCCGTGAGTTTTCATCTATGACTATACCAGAATTTTCTGGCCTGAAAAAGTCTACAGATGTGTTTTCAGAAGAAGGAATGAGGACATTGAAAGCTTATTCTGGCCGTTTTGAGGAGATATGGGGCAGACCAATGTCGATAGCTGAGGCTATGAATTTTATTGATGATGGAGAGATAGATCTAGGCTCTACAGAATTTGGCATGAATAGCCATAGAAACATTTCCACACGGTTGATACCAGAAAACTGGGTAGATAACTATAAGGGTGAGGGTCAGTTGGAGGGGATATTTGCTCTTCTTAATGGAGGCAATGTTACTCCAGAGCGTCAGGTGGCTCGTACCAGCGGATGGGCTAAGTTCGGAGCTATTGCTGGAAATGTAGTAGGTGCTGTGGTAGCGGCAAAAACAGGTAATCCAGCAGGAGTAGCGACTAACGCGGCAAGTGCATTAAGTACAGCAACGCAGCCATAAATATAGTAGCATAACTGTGATAAATACTGGAGTATACAATGTCTTTTCTAGATAAGCTTGGTGACTTTGCTGGAGGTTTTGCTGAAGGTGCAGCAGAAACCTTTGTCCCTCTCTATACGCGGAATATGGAGCGTCAATATGAGAGAGGGCAAATGCTGGAAAAGCGTGAGTATCAGGAGAGGTTGCTAGGTGAGAGTCGTGAGTATGCACGCGAAGAGGAAGAGGAGCAAAGAGAGTATGAAGGGAGATTGCGTCTTCTTGAGGAGTTGGGGCAGACTAGAAATTTACAAGGTCTGGCTGATGAATTTGGCGAAGACGATCCTCTTTATGACGAAGCTCAATCTCAGATAAGATTTATTGTAGATAATATACATCAGAAATCTGAACAAAGTTTTCGTCTGGCAGATGTAGCTTTAGATTTTTCTAAGTCGCTGGAGAGTCAAAACTATCGGCAGTTACAAGCTGGTGGTACAAATGCAGAAACCTTCCAAGATATAGTAGGACAACTTGAAGGCACCAAAGAGAATATTCTTGCAGTAATGGAAGACCCGAACTTTGAATACGGTGCCGATGATAAGACGATTGCCTTATACAACGAACGACTAGATGATATAGAGAGACAATTAGAAAAGGTCAACGCACATAGTTCGGGGTATAATAAATATCTTATGGGCAGAGAAGATTATGATGCGACAGTCGAGATTGCCCTAAAGAACGAGAATTATGATTATGCCATACAGTTGATGAACCAACAAGGAGGCACTTATTACACACCTTCAGTGCAACAAGCTCGAATATCGAGTGCTATGAGAGAAAAAATCCTGAACGCACTAAAGGTTGGGGATGTGGATCAAGCATATGTGTTTGCAGGGGATAGTCCAACTCTCAACAATATAGTATCTGAGCATGAAAGTATACAGGCGGGTGAGATAACAACTCTTGATATAGAAGGGGCTAGGGACTATGGGACATTGACTCGCGTGTATGATGACCTATTAAAGAATCCGAACATAGGAGAGTCTAAAAAAGAGTTACTTATAAGAAATATCAAAAATAAGTTTAGCTCTATGGCAATAGAATCAAAGTCTCGGGTATCACAAACAATTCTAGCTCAAGCAAAAATTCATATGCAAGGTGGACGATTTACAAATTTTTTGGAAGCAATGAATAAGGCTATTAGGGATATAGAAAACAACCCCACTGCGTTTGGGATAGAGAAATGGATGGTTGATCGATTTGAATGGGACAGGTCATTAGAACTCCAGATACCCGTAGGCACTGCCGATAATTTACCCGATAGGATGGCAAAGCAGTATACTGGCCTGATTGATGCTGGAGCTTATGGCAAAGACGAAGTATTAGGCTTTCTTGGTGATATTAAATTTCTGAGTTCTTGGGAAAGGGATAGGGTAGCGCAACAGATACATACCCATGAGCCAAAATTTACTGAGTCTGCTATGATGGGGCTTGGCGGTATGTTAAATGCCTTTGAGCTAACAGACCTGCCGGGATTCAGTCAGTTGGATGAAATGACAGTAAAGTCTATGGCAAAAAATGCGGCAGTTGCCACGGAAGGAAAGAGAAATAAATTAAAAAATGCTTTAAAAGTAAAAATAGGGGACGGCGTGACGAATGCGGAGATTCGTGATGAGGCTATACGTAGAGTGGATGAGTTGTTTAACGCTCTATCACTTTACTGGCCTGACTTAAGCTTTGATAAAGAGAAAGAAGCAGAGAAGGAAAAAGAGGAGAAAAGGATTGCCACTGGAAGGGGAAGGGGAAGGATTCAGGCGGGAGCATCTCCGTCAGGAGGTAGGGGTCGTAGTGGAAGCGGTAATTCTCTTACTGACAAATCCTTTGATCACCTTGAGGGAGTAAAGACTAGACCATCTAACGTGCAATCCGTAACAACTCTATAACTAGGGTTATAAAATGGCCATTTTTACCGATTTAATCAGAGAGTCTGTCTCAGATCAGCAGCGGCAGCAGGGCTATCCATTGTCGGATGATTTTGTATCTCTTGAGTCAACGCAGTTCCCCGGCTATAGGGTTACCCGTGACATCGATGCTCTTACAAGGCGCAATCAAAATAGAAGCGAGAGGAGTGCGTTAACCTCTAGCCAGCGCAATATACAGACTATGGGACCAGAGGGAATGTTGACGCAGCAGGGCATCTTGACGGGCGATATAGAGCCGGGTGAGAACTATCTGGATGATTTCTCCGACGAAATTGCTCTTGACTCAAAAAGACATAAAACGGAGGGGCTCCTACAAACAACGGTTGATGTTCTTCAAACGCCTCTGTATATGATTACGGGTGGGGTGCTGGAGATGATGAGGACGGGTGATGTAGGGGAAGCTTTCAAACAATCTTTGAGCGAGTTGCGTTATACCTTTGATGACGATTATGATCCAGAATATGGATCTATACTCAATAGGCCCGCCTACCGTGCAGAGTGGGGTCAGATCCTTAGATCCAACAATGGAATTATTGGTAAAAAATTATTAGATGCTGGTTTTGGGATATACGAGGAGACTAGAGCGACGAATCCTTGGGAGGCAATGATGAAGTGGGGTGATTTAATAAGGGTGGTGGCGGATAAGGATTATCGTACGTCAGAGGCAGCGCGGCTGAATACCATACCCCTATCTTCGGCTGAAAATTATCAGCTAGCCGCACTAGGCCTGCTAGCAGATATAATGCTTGATCCACTGACGTATACGGGCGTTGGGTTTATAGGAAAGGGCGCAAGAGCCCTTAAGGGAGGGCGATTTCTAAGGGGCGTGGAGACAACGGTAGAAGCAGAGTTCAGGGCAAGGAAGGCGTTGAATACGAAACTTGCTGATCCACAGCAAGATGTGGCCATACGAAGAGCCAATCTAGAAGAAGATCTTGAAAAGAAAATTGGTGCGACAGACGAATCAGGCAAGCCCTTCATTGAAGAGGATATGCATGAGCAGTTGCGTATTTTTGATATGGAGGAGACAGCCGCTGAGAAAGCTTTATTAGAGCCACGCAGGACGAAGCTTGGCAAGGTTATTCCAAGCTTACGAGAGGAAGGGTACACGGTGCCAGAGGGGGTTTCTAATCATGTCAATCTGGTCCTTAGTACTATGGGGAAACTGGATGCCCATCTACCGAAAAGGGGATTTGGCGGGCTGTTTATTCAAAATAATGTGATCAAGAGGCTACAGAATCCAGCGACGGCTGCTACTTTCAGAAAGTTTTTAAAAGAGAATGCAGAAGAAATAGCTGGCGCACAAGGTGCTAACGTAGATAAGGGAGAGTTGGTGGAGCATCTTACGGGTTTGTCAGATGAGGCTCTTGATGAGTCTATCCAAAACAATGCCTCCAAATACTTAGGGTTTGTTAACAAGGCTTCTCTTGATAGTGCTTCTGAATCACAAGCTATTAAGAATGCGATGCTGCACATGACTAAGGTGTACGGTCTGGATGCACGGTATGCTATGAGTCTCCTTGCAGCCAATACGAAGTCGGCAAAGAGAATGATTGACGAGGGGCCGGGGGATGCTGATTTCAAGGAAAAGATGTACGAGATGTTGAATCTCGTTAAGTCTCTTACCAAAGAGATGACAGATAAAGATTTAAAACATGGCCTCTTAGATCAAACAGAATTGAGAAGCGATTACTTGCCAAGTCGAGCCCCCCTAAGTGCTTCTGGCGAACGCACTATGCGCCGATTTCTTGAAACAAGCATGGATAGTGAAGCGGACATAGAGCATATAATGCAGAAGATCATGTCATCTGAGGGTAGGCAGAGTTTTTTCTCTCATATGGAGGGAGACGTAAAAGCTACATTTCAAAACAAAGCTACATATAAAGATCTGTATAGTAAGCTGCTGGGATTGAGTCCTTCTGAAATGGACTATGCATTGTTGTATGGGAATCGCTCCTTTGAGTCTTTGAGATTGAGAAATACAAAGAAGTTTCAGGAGTATATACTCAACGACAGGACGCTTACCATCCCTGTAGATATGGCTATAGCTACAGATAAAGCACATCCTCTGCATAAGAAGTTTTTATCAAAGGGTTTTGATTTCTATTCTCCAGCGGGAGAGTGGAAGGGTGAGGGGGCTGTTTTTTACGCCATGCCCAAGGATATGGTCAATGCCCTTAAGACTACTAATGAACTTATGGAGGGGGCTGTAGATGTGTCGAAGTCTGGAGGGTGGTCTAAGCTTTGGAAACAGTGGCAGATGGGGACAACTCTATGGCGGCAATGGGCTTTAGGCAGTTGGGGTTACGTAGCGCGTAATGTCCAATCGAATATATTCACCAACTACGTAGCTGGCGTAACGAATCCAGTGCGTTACCTTGAGGCAGCTATGCTCCAATGGGGTGGTACAGACAACATGCCTCGCGGACTAAGGTCTTATGTAGAATTCAAGGTGGGTGGTCCTAAGGTTATTCAAGATTATAAGTTCAAGCTGAAAGATGGAAGAGTCTTAAGTCTCAAGGACATGAGAAGTGAGATGGACAAACACGGTATATTCGCCCAGACGTTTAGCACGAATGAGATGGCTGAACTGGCTGGTGTGGAGAGTGCTGCCTATGGCATTTACCACAGTGCCAGAACTATTCCTGTCGGGGCTATCCGTGAGGGGATACAGGGGATGCCATCGTGGGGTGATACAAAAGAGCGGGTCAACAATGCTACCCGACACATACAGGAGGTGTTTGCCAGCATCAAGAATGAGGAGATTTCAAAAGAGGAGGCTCATGCCCTAGCCGAATTATACGATGGCATGGCCAGACAGTGGGCGTGGTATAGTGGGGGTGTCCCGGCAGAGTGGTGGAATAAACTTACCATCGAAGGGTTTAGTGATTTCAATCAGGTCAAGTCCAAGTATGTGGAGCAAAACATTTTTGATGTCCTTCCTCAGGCAGCTACGGATGATTCGGGATGGAAACCATGGTGGGACGAGAAGACGGAGGCGATGCCAGCATTGCGTAGTATGATGGCCTCTTTTGTTGAGGAGGAATCCAAGCGTAAGAAATCCATATGGCGCAAAGATGAGAGTGGGGAGCAGATGCTTACCTTTGCAGAGTTAAAGAAAAAGCTTGGTCCCGTAATTGAGGGCAGCAGAACCAATATACCTAAAACGAGACTGGTTGAAACAGAAAAGAAGGGCAAGGCTTGGCCAGATGATCCAAGAAGACTGGCAAAAGAAAAAGAGTGGACTTCCTTACGACATCCCGGCGAAGGTGAAGAATTTATGATGTTTGACGATTGGTTGAATTATGCGGTTGAAAACTTTCCCAATCAAAAGATTACAAAGAACAATTTAGTAAACGCTATGGATCGTGGTCTATTTCGCGTAAGGCCAGCAGAGCTTTCGCAGGGACAAATGTTAAGCCCCAATGGGGAATTAGCATTGGAGCAACGCTTGGATGACGGTCAAATAATATTTGGACACAGACTTCCTCAATTGTCACCGCGCCTTTCTCATCGTTGGGGACTTGAACCCTCATCGGGGTTAACTAAGGGGGAGGCAGATTTCTACGGGAAGGGTTCTCCACTAACTGCATCGGGAGAGCCTACTACAGAAAGCTCTTTTGGACACACATTTAGAGAGCCATCAAGCTATCAAGATGATATACGTTATGCTACTTCTCCCATGAGGATACGATTAAATCCTTCTAATAAAAACGATCAGATCATTTGGCGAATTTTGAATCCCGCAAATACAAAGGATTTTACAGAACCCTTAGACCTAACGATACGATCTGACCTATCTGAAGTGTTGATAGACCAGATGATAAAAAATGGCTCGTTAGATAAAAATGTTTTTTATGCAGCGGACCCGGTGGCTGGACATAAGTTGCCCACCGCTCTGGAACCGAGAACAGGAGCTAAGTATCGCCGGGGAGTTGGAGGGAAGTTGCAAGAGTCTACTATAAGAATGAGGGATCTAGAAGAGCCGAAATTTGGATTGGATAATTCATCTGCTCTCATATCGGAAGCCCTACAAAATATAGTGACAGTAGGGCAACGACTTGAAAAGCCAATGTTCGCGTTTCCAGATATCATTCTTCAAAATTCTATTAAGCTCTCTAGGGTTAAAGAAGGGGCGGCTGGTTATTGGTTTAGACAAAATTCAAGTGGGGCGTATATGAGGCCTCACAACATCCATAAAAAACAACTTCCAATCACCAGCAAGGAAGCAGTCCTATCGGCAAGGAGAAAAGATGAGTTACTTCAAACAGAAGATGACATCCGTTATGATCCATGGGAGTTAGACGATCCTCGTGATGAGGCTCGTGCTAAGGAAGCGGCGAAGAGGGCGCAAGGAGCGGCTTACCTAGGTGAATCTAGGGGTCGTTCAGATGTTGGATTTAGAACAGGATACATAGTGGCAGAAGGAATGCCATCACCCGGTGCAAGTATTGATGAGTACAGGTTGGCAGCAGAAGGGTTAGACCAAGGTTTCGTGCAAGCCGTTCAACATGATTTAGGTCCTAAGGCCCGCTTTGAAGAGGTGCTTGAGGAGGGACCATTTATGATAGATGATGCGACACAGTCTGGTGCGAGAAGGTCGGGATACACAGAGCTTGGAGAAGAGCCTTTTTCCCCATATTCGACAAGACAGAATGCTATAGGTCATTATAAAATAAGTGATTATTACCCCAACCCTGATAATGATGATAAGTATTTAGTATTACACGAATTGCAAAGTGATTATTTTCAAGGTGTCGAAGAGAATATGGGTGGTTGGGGAATTCCACTGAGTCCCGGCACATTTCCTATGGTAGCTCAAAAGTTGCTTATACAAGAGGCGGCAAAAGGTGGTTATAAAAAGATAATCTGGGCCTCAAATCTGAAGCAAGTAGCAACAGCACAGGCTTGGGGTCCAGCAGCGGTAGCTAAGTATGAATATCAAAGAGTGGCTGATCGTTATATCAAGAATAATGAACGCGGTGGGGTAGGTGATACCTTTCGGAAGATTATCCATCGAGTCGATGCAAAAGCAGATGACCTTGCTGATCCTGCCAAGGCAGTGGGTGAAAGACCTTCATTAAAATTGTCTACAATAGAACATGAAACGGGAAAGTATAATGCCATAGACATCTCCGAAGACTTGTCGAACAAGGCTCTTAATGGCGGCATGACCTTCTTCCAGAAGGAAAAGTCAGGGGAAATAGAGAAGATCAAAGGACTTACCAACTTTTTAGATAGTGGCAGGGCAACCATAGTGGCTTTCAAGAGTGGTGATGTCTCTACGATGATCCATGAGTTGGCGCACTTGGCGCGTCGATCCAACTTGCTGGAGAATGGGGATAAGGATGTCATCAATCGATGGATCTTTGGGATGGGAGAGCCGAAGGGCAGGGACTTGGTGAAGAAGCGTCTTGAGGCATTCAGCGAGGATGCTTATGGGGAGGCAAGACCGTTGGGTCGTCAATTCAGTGAGGATGATACCCGTGATTTTGTCGATCAGATCATGTGGCCTGACCCAGATCCCTTGCCGGGGGAAAAGGTCAATGCGGAGGAGAAGTTCGCATTGGCCATAGAGAAGTATATCTTGGAGGGGGCATTAAAACCTGTAGGCTTATCCAGCAATCATATCTCAGCCATTGAAAGGCTTACGATCTCTATGAAGGAGATCTATGAGACGAATGGCATGGAGAAACTGTTGCCTGACGAATTGCCAATGGAGGTTAAGCAGAAGATAAACAATCTCCTTGGTCAGGGGGTCGAGGCTGAGCCAGAGAAGGGTGAGTTGTTTAGTCAGATGGTGGAGTTAGGTCAGATAGAAGACCCCCATGAAGCGGGGGTTGGTCAACGGGCTAAGAACTATCTATTTGGGTTGGAGGGGGAGACAGTAACGAGGGGTTGGAAAGATCCCGCCACGGGGGAGCGTAGAGTCCCATTGAGTGCGGAGGGGTTGAAGAGGGTTCTTGGCAATAACGCTTACCTGCGTTTTACAAGAGGGGCAGCACGTATTACGGAACACAATGCCAGAGGGGCTTTGTTCATACAGTCTATGTTGGATGGAATGACGGGGGCAGAGGCGGCATTCAACGTCAAAAAATATTTGTTCGACTACAGTGAACTGACCGACTTTGAGAAAAATGTTATGAGGAACATCATTCCTTTCTACACATGGTTAAGAAAGAATATTCCTCTGCAAATAGAATCTATCATCAATCGTCCCGCCAAGTATGCCAGTGCAGCTAAGGCCCGTGCGGAGTTGGGCGAGTTGTCTCAGGTTGAGTATCAAGACGATCCTGCCACTCCAGATTATTTTAAAGAGAACCTAGCGACACGATTGCCTTTTATGATTGACCACCAGCCTACCTATGCCGTGCCAGATCTACCATATCTGGACATAGAAACAGCAGAGGGCATCTTAGACTTGAACGCTTGGATAGGGAGGATGCATCCCATACTAAAGACAACCTATGAGCTAGTGGCTAATGAGAAAACGATGACGGGTGCGCCCATCAGAAAGGAGTATGGTGCAGATGATCCTACCTTTGTAGGGGATATAGACTTAACGGCCATCTATGGACCTAACATGGATCATTTAGTAAATTCTCTATTGCCCCCTGCTTCTAAAATCAAGTCTATTACGAGAGATCTATCAAAGGGTAAGTCCCCGTTGGAAGTGTGGGGCAGAGTGGCGGGGGTACCAATACGAACGGTTGACGTGGATGCTGTGGTGCGGCATAGACGGTTTGAGTTTCAAAAGAAGGGCAGTAAGAGAGTGGCTGAAATCAAGGGGCGAATCAGAAAGCGAGCTAAGCTAATGGGATTGAACATTGGGACGGAGTGAGCGCAACAAGGGTTTGCGCGTAGAGCGTGAGATTGTGCATAGGCTGAACGAGGCAGGGATAGGGGCTGAGCGCGTTCCCCTCTCAGGGGCCGCAGGAGGCTCTTACACGGGTGATATAAGCTTCGGAGGGTGGATAGCGGAGGTTAAAGCGAGGAAGAACGGAGGGGGGTTTAAGCAGATCGAGGAATGGTTGGGGGATAATGATTGTTTAATTCTCAAAAGGAATAATGCAGACCCCACGGTTGTGTTACCGTGGGGTCGCTTCGTAGAGTTATACGCTGCGTTGAAAGAGAGCCTTGAGGAGGCGGGGCAACCAACTGAAGTCTGACCCCCCTCTTCCATCGGTCATCTCTTTAGCACGATTCATCTCATTTAATTCTTTGGCGTGTTCAATAGGAATGTTTCTGCTGGATGCCAGACTTTGATCCTCCTTTAAATACCTTTCTATGACATCAGTATGATCGATTCGCTGGTTGGAGAAATACTCCAACTGATTGTCAGGATCTATTATGTTTAATTTAAAATCGGTGTGCCAGTTGACACAGTTACCGGGATCTATTTTCCTGCCGGGACTTATGTGTTCATGTCCTACGACAGCCGTCATTCCTGTAGATTGAATGTTCATCCTTAGCAGGTAATGCAATGACGTTATCTGCGATGGGGTGAAGCGTCCTTTAGGGCCGCAGACCACTTCATATCCGATACTGTACTTGTTGCACCACTTCCTGCCCAGCCATTCTGAACGACCAGCGTGCCACAACACATCTTCTAAGTCTCCAAACTGCACCACAGCACCATCCGCAGCGATGACATAGTGGGCGGACACCTTAGCTTCGGGGTCTTGGAACCAAGCAAGGGTGCCTTCTAAGCTGGACGATCCCGTGTAGTGAATAACGCCAAGAGTTATTTGATCCAGCCTTCTCCTTCCTTTCTTGTTAGGCGTATCCAGCATCACCATAGAGTACTTGTCTGAAGCTTGAAAGACTTCATCTACACGATCACGACTCATATCGATCCTCCCTCTTTAAAATAATCCCATCTATGCCCTTTTGAATCGGCATCTCGTGACCCCTGATTTCCAAATACTTTCTAAAAGGATTATCAGAATATAAAAAGGTTAAGGCGTTATCCTTCCTGCCTTGTGCTTCTTTGTTTAATTCATCCATGTCGAGGAGGTCTACTGCTTTCCTCAGTGTGTTAAAAGCATCCATATACACTGCACCACTCAACCTAGCGTATGGGTCTAATGCTCCTACGTTTCTTTTATGCTGAGAATAACTTCTTTTTGATGACATAGCATCTCCTAAGGTGATGAGAATGGGGGAGGAAACCAGTCACTCCCGTGTTACCTATAGTCTGGTTTCAGGATCGATTGCTGCACCCTCTTCGTCAAGACTGTGAAGCATATCACCTTGCTCTCCCCCATCCTCAATTTCCCGCACTATATCCCTCTCCTTTTTACGCTTCTTTCGATTTCCTACAAGGGTTAATATGGTGCTATAGAGAGGAGGTCTGAGATCGTTCTGCTGAAATCGTGTATAGATTAAACGGCCCAACTCACAATGGTCACAATAACATATTGCACAAGTGAACATAGAAGCCTTGGCCTCATCCTTGTCGGATAGGTCAAGCCATTCTTTTGCTGCGAATACATGATGAGCATGGCCTTTAATATAATAAAATCTGATGGTTCCCGTATCAAAGCAATCACTACATTTGCTACCAGCAGATCCTAATGCTTCGATGGAGTCCTCCTTAAACCATCGTTCTAAGGGTGTTCCTTTGATGGGAATAGTGACCATGTTTTTATTCTCGTCAAAGGAAACCATCTTGTCTGCTATCTCTTCGCCCCGCATTTTCTTTCTATGCATGATGACATATCTTAATTCGTTTACTATGGATGATATGTCAGGGAAGAACTTACCTCCTTCATTCCCTCCCTTGTTGTCGTCGCTGAAGATATAATTCTTTACCGCAGTCTCTACGTCAGATCCTGTCACATCCAGTGACTTGAACTTGCCGTATTCTTTTATGTGGTCGAAGAGATTGCGTATGTCGTTATCCAATTCACTAGGATTCTTTTTATAGAATCTCCTGTAGACCTTTGTCAAAAGACCTGAGGCTGCATTCCATCCAAAGTCTAAGCTTCCAGATTTTTTATCCATAATCTATACCCCGATTCTCTATAGTGATGCCATTCGTTGACGATTCCCGTGTTAGGATAATCGTCTCTCGAAAGGTTATAGGTCCAGAAGTCAGTGAGATCCTTGTTAAATAAGATGATATAGGCTGATACGCTTAGCCTATATGCCATCTCCACAACGAAGTCCTGCTGAGCATCTCTGGCAAAACGATCCAAGATAGCTTGCTGGTATTTTCGTTTTGTGTCTTCGTTGTAGAAGGCATTGTCTACTCTGGTAAGTTCAAGGACGGCTACTGGAGTAGGCACACCATCTACCAATCTCCATTCTACATGGTCAAGGTCATTAACGTATAATCCTTCACCAAAGTTTCTACGATACGACCTGTAAGAGAATGCTCTATCCTCTGTATCAGATCGGTTGTGCTTCTTGCTTCCCTTGAAGTCTTCCATGTTATCTCCTTTCGTTAATGGAAAACCCTTGGCTGGAAATGGAAAGGGTCGATGAGGATTGCCCCTTGGTAGGGATGGACTTGACTCGTCAAATGTTTTTTGGCTTGGCTCGGCTTGTCATGGATAAGATCTGTCAACTTAGATGGGGGTGGTGAGGTCTGGCTAGTCATCGGGCTTGGCACGGGGGGACACGGGGTGTCAACAGGCTCGAAAAGAAATGAAAGGACGCGGCCAGTCAAACGGGGTCGAGCGGAATCGGCATGTCTATGGACTTGATAAGAGTGGACGCGGTATGACCAGTCATTAGGGCAGGTTTGATGGGGCAAGAGACGGATGGACTCGTCAACTAGAATCGAATTGATTTGATTTGACTCGACTAGGATCGTCAACTAGAATCGAATTGACTTGACTCGACTAGGAAGGTCAAGGGGCTTAGATAGAAGCGGATTGGCATGTCATTAGAGGAGACAAGGTTCGTAACGACCTGAAACGTCAAAGGGGTCCGAAGAGGCTGGGCTCGATTCGTCATATGGTCTGGTACGACAGGGGTAGAGTCGGCTTGTCGATAAGAATAGGATAGCATCGGCTTGTCGATAGGGATAGGATAGCATCGGATGGATAAGACTTGTCGATAGGGATAGGAAAGTTCCGCTCCGTCAGTAGATCTGAGAAGACTCGAATCGGCTTGTCGATAGAGGTTGGTTGGGTACGGTTAGACTTAGCTTGGTATGTCACGTCATCGGGGTGAGGCTTGGCATGAAACGGGCCGTTTCATCTCAAAAAACTTTTGCTTTGGCCTCCTTTATCATAGACTTTCTCAATTCTCCAGTAATAACTATGCCGCTGGAGTCTGGTAAGACTATGGAGTATACAGGATACTTCTTTTTATTTAATCGTAATGCCTCTTCGTTGTGTAAAGCAAAGCCTCCTCCTCCTGTAGTGTCGAAGTAAATGCTACGCTTAACCTCATTGGGGGCATCCAGTTCCTCCAGTACGTTTATCAACTCTTGCTTTGTACGTACTTCTTTCACTTACTTACTTTCCTTTCTTTTCTTTTCTTTTACTGTCCGTAGGACAGGATGTACAGTACGCCTACGGCGTAAAGAGAAAAAGTCTATAAGGGACGGAGAGGAGTGGTGTGGCTAGTCTATGGAAAGGAGACGAAAGGAGTAGAATTGTCTAGTGACAGGAATTGAGTGGATTGGATCAGTCAATTTGAACGGAGCGGAGCGGACTCGATATGGAATGTCGTACAGACCTGTCCCATACACCCCTCCTAAACTCCCTCACCCTTTGTTTAAGATGGCGGCTATCGATAAGCTTCGCTGAAGCTATCTCTCTCCATCGTTCACGGCACTATCTTTATACACCAGTATGTTGCCGTGCTTCGGTGTGCTGGTACTCCCGTACTCAGACCCGCTAAGGCTTTTAAAGAAAGAAGGCTATTGCTTCTTCCCTAGGATGCCAGTGCCGAAGTGGGATCAGTAGTCAACGAACGTGACCGGGAATAGGAAGCAATAGCCTTACGGGGTAATGATAAGGCATATTACGTTCGTTGTCCACTTCACTCACTCGGCACTGACTATACCTAAGATACTAAAGAGTCATGTTCTTGTCAAGCTCTAAATAATAGCATCGTCTATCTCCCCTGAATCAAGATTATTCATTTTATTATTAAGCTCTTCGGCTTGCTTAATGATATGATCAGGATCGTGACCCTGCTCGTAGTCCTCGAACTCCATGTCCATAAGGACAATCCTTGGTGTCTTAGTGCCTTGAACGCATAGAGCAACTCGACATCTATACTCTACGTTATTATGCACCATGATCCTATGCACCAAGTGCCATCCATTAGGGGCTAAATCTTCTAAAGCTTCTTCGCTTGGCCCCCTGTTTTTGTCTATGTTCTTGTTAACAATATGGAGCAACTGCTCAGTGGTAAAAGCTTTATTCATTAGACTTAATCTCCTCCTTGAGGCCAAAGAAAGAGCAATTAAATTTGCCATTGCCCTGACTACGCTCTGCCCCAAGACCATTCTCTTGAGAGTGCGTAATCAAATGCATGATATACTGTGGGACATCCAGACGTTTCTTATCTTTCGTTATGATCTTCTCATTTAAGATCTTTAAGGTGAAAGTTATATAAGCTTTCTCTACGTAATCAACTCGTTTCAATGCGGAGATTTTACCCATGGCAGTCATCGCATGAACCATCCCTTCGTATGATCCAGAAGGTTCTTGAAAAATGTCTGCCAAAGCGATATCCAATCCAGAATAGCGGAGATGCACCTTGTCCTCTACGACAAAGACCCTCTCCGCTATTCTCGCCTTGAAAGCAGAGACATTCAAAACATTTTTGATTACGTTTGCAGATTCTTTAAACATAGACTTGATCTGTCTGCCCTCTATGTAGAGTCCGCGTTCATCAGATTTGAATCCATTCCATGCAGACTTGGCGAGGTTTTCCAGATCGCTTTCGCTAAGGTTGTCTACATTCATGGACTCCTTAGTGTCTGCTACCATCTGCTCCAGCTTGCTCTTGTCTTCTACGTTAGCTCGTATCCAGCCTTCGATGGCTTTCTCTGACTTGGGGATACCACCACAGAGCTTTTCCTTGAAGTCAAGGGTCATCGTATAGACAGAGAACAGATCAGAGTTGATGAATTTCTGGGCAAGGTTTTCCACGTTGGGTTCCTTTCAATTAAAAGAGAAAGGGGAGGGGGAATTCGCCCCCTCCCCTTCGGCACTAAGGTTAGATGGTTTAGCTAGCTACTTTGTAAGCCTCTAGCTGTAGGGTTTCGAGATACTTCTTATACTTAGCGGGTGGAAGCGATCCATCTGCATAAGCCAGTGAAGCATTCGCCGCATCTCTGATGGTGTCTGAGATGTCAAGGGTCTTAAGGTTGTCGGACATAGCTTCCAATTCCTTGGCGGTAGGCTTCAATGACCCACCGTGACCCTTCTTAGCTGCCGCTTTGCGGGTGTTGGACTTCTGTCCTCCCGCCGCAGTAACTACTTCGGCCAGTGCTTTGTCCTGTTCCTTGTGATCCTTGTGCTTACGGATCAACTTTACAGCCACATCAGCAGGGATGCGATTATTCCCTAAGGCATTTTTAATCTTACGAGATCCTCCTTCCAATGCCTTACGGTCCCGAACCCACTGATCACTACGGCTTAGCTTGAAAGCGATTTCTTTTGTGTCGTATCCATACGCTTCCATCTTAGCCACGATGTTTCCTTCTTCCAGCGGAGTGATGTCGCTACGTTCCATGTTAGAGGTAGCGGCAACGATGACCGATGATTCGTCATCCATTCCTTGAAGGATACGAACGGGAAATGAAATCTCTACGCCCTGTTCGTGCAACATCTGCACTGCCTTGAGCCTACGTTCCCCGTCGATCAGTCGGAAATCAAAGTCCGATCCTTTCGGATTGCGAGTAACTTTGATAGGGTCAAGCATCCCAACTTCACGAATGCTCGTTGCCAACTGTTCGATATTCAAAAAACTTGTGCGATGATTGAATCCATCAATGACTTCAATCTGGGTGTAGTCAGTGATGTAGGGCATCGACTCAGAGGTTCTTTCTTTAGTAGCCATTTTTTTAAGTCTCCTTAAAGGGGTAATTTAGAAGGGTAAGTCGTCGTCTTTTGCTTTTGCTTCGGACGGCTTATTACTCAAGCTCAACTTCGGTCCTTCACCTAACGACCAAAGCGTTTCGATGCTAGCACTCACCGTGTCTGGCTCCTTTCCTGCGGTGTGCTTAACTACGTAACCGATCTTGCGATCCAAGAACTCCAACTCAGGATCGTAGTCATCGGGGAAGTCTTCTGGAGTAAGAGGTCTTCCAAGGATGGCCTCTCTTCGACTCGCCAGTTTACCTTTGCGAGTAACGGTAAGGAAGTCCCACAAGTTGTAGAACATGGGAGTGCCTTCTTTGTCGGTGCGTTGCTTCCCTTTGTCATCTAACATGGGAGTTTCGGATTCGATCTTGAGGATGATCTTATCCTTCAAGCCCCAAGGTGTCTCTTCTTGGTAGCGAACTTCTACCTCAAAGATATGACCTTGGTGCTGTCCTGTGGGGTGAGGAACAAAAGCTGACTTCGGAAAACTTAACATTTACTTATCTCCTTTGTGCAATTGCACCTTGTATGGTGAGTTTGCGATTAATGAGACCCCACTTACCTTCCTTTCAGGTGGGTTGATTAAGGATGGGACTATCTTAACCGCCAGTATAATGGCACTGGCGAGGAGGAAAAAATAGGCTAATTTATTATTCTTGTTACCAAGAAATTTAACCATAAAATAACCTCTTGTCAAGGGTTTTGTATTAGTTATATTTAAGTATCAACGTGACTGACGGAGCCACGTTGTCTCGCAAAGGGGGAAGTGGTTTCTAGCCATTCCACTTCCCCCTTTTAATTGGAGAAATTGTATGAGCGAAGCAAGCTTAAGTCAAACTAGTCACATTCCCATCCCCGGCACATTAACAGAGAACGCTTACCTGCCGTCAGAAACTATGAAGTTTGAGGATTGGCAACGGGCAGGTAGCTTACTAACCGACATTCAAACATCTATTAACTGGTGGATTGGGGATTGGATACTTCATGGTGAAAAGACATGGCCCGATCAATTCAGTCAAGCCATTTACTTGACGGGCAAATCTGATGTAACGCTACGTAATAGTGCATGGGTTTGTAATGTGTTTCCACCTGAAGATCGACATCCTTTGTTGTCTTATACTCACCACTTTGAAGTGGCCAGCGTTAAGAGTCCAGAGGAACGTAAGTGGTTGCTTGTTCAAGCAGAAGAGAAGGGACTGTCTTCCATTCAGCTTCGCAAATTAAGGAATAACAATGTAGGAGATGCGCCAGAGCTTCCATCCCTTGAGATGCCTGAGCATATGTCAAATGAATTACGTAAGGCCATGTCAGGGTTTATGGAAGCTCTGGCGGTATATAAACCTATCCACCACAGCGAAGAAGTAACGTTTAAGTTGCCATGGGGCAGGGTCAATATGACGCTTACGGCTGAGACTATGCTGTCATAATCTTCCAGTCACTGCGAGGAAGCTCAACGACATCCCATCCGATTCCTTCCAACTCAGTAGCCCTGTCGTAGGAAGGAGCATCTTCTGCGGTTCGGGTTACGGCATTAGCCAATCCCCATTGGCTCAAGTCGTTCCCCTTTAAAAGATGCTGCATGACTCCAGAGGATTCAATTTGATTTAGATTGAATTTTCTCTGGGTTTTTTCAATTACGGCCAACGGATCACCTTCGATCTGATTGTCCGTAGTCTGACGGATCTCATTACAGATCCATTCAAAAGTTGCTTGAGACATAACCGACTTCACCAGATCACGAACTTGCATCCAGAAAGCTTCGTCCGTTTTCTGCTTAGTGGCATCGGTGTAAAGCTCCCAAGCATTATCAAGATCAGTCACGTTGTGACCCATCTTATTTCCTGTGTGATACTTCCGTTTGCCCCACGAGTGGGCTTTCATTCCATTCATGCAAAGCACCCTAAGTAGCCAAGGAGTAACGCTTAGTGACCCATGTCCAACTTCAGAATTGGATATGACCACCCCGGCCTTTACAACATCTCCTTTCTTGATCTCTCCTTGAACGTGATCGGTGACTGCCTTAATGTAAAGGCGAGTTTCTGTCACTTCGCAACTAACCACCTCTGCTTTCGCTTCAATTAGCGAGGGCAGTATGGCCTCTAAGAGAAACCAGTTGTCCAAGGGGCGGTACTTCTCGCTGAGAAAAGCTCTCGCTCCACCATCTAAGGTTCGCACCAGCCTTTTCTCTGGTTCGGTGTTGAACCAGTGATTAATGTTGGTGCAAAGGAGTTCGGGCCATGCAGCGTTCATCCTGTCGTAATACTTCTTAGGAATCTTCAACCGACTACTGAGTTGTCCGTCAGCTATAGAGTTAGTAGGAAATGCACCTCGACCATTAATGGCCAGAGCGATTCCATCGGATGCTCCCTCCAATGTATGAGGGACGGCTTGGATAGATCTGGTATCAGCAAGCAAATCCAATTTGGAATCCATCTGACGGGTCAACTCACTTACTAACGGCTGAAGGTCACGACCTTTTTTCATTTTGAAACTCCATATTGAGAGGTAGCGGAAGAGGGAATCTCTTCTGCTTGTCAACAAGCAAGATGCCATACACCTCCTTCCTTGGCACCTTGGCTGTAAGAGTTTTGTAATAGTTTTGTTATAGTTTTAAATTTAACTACTTCTTGTTAGAAGGGCAAGGATTATCTACCCCTTGTTGAGCCTTAAAGGCTAAGACTTGAATCTGTTGGAGAATACCTGTGATCACTGCATCCTCAATGGTGTGGCTGTTTATCACGAAGTGCGATTGGTTAGCCACAATACTTTGGGCAATACGAAGATCTTCTTCGTCCAGATTAATGGTGATCTTCATTACTTCGTCTCCTCACTAGGGATGGTGGTTTTTTGCTTCAATCCCAAATCAACAACCCGTTGTGCTAATGTTGAGATCTCCTTGTTCTTCTCCTCCACAACAATCTCAAAGGCACGTATTTTTGCACCAAGATCCTTCAGCCTGTCGTCAGTCCTTTCTTTGTTGACCGTGTAACCATTACCGACCAACAAGATGAACTCTGCAAGGGACTGCATGGGGTTGGCGGCATCGCTGATCTCATTTATGATCTGCTGCCTGACCTCTGCCCACAATTCCTCTTTGAGATTCTCTTTGACATCTGACAGGTCTATATTGACGGTGATGTCTGTGCCGTAACCTTCGGTGTCACAGTCAATATCGTTGCCATGCTCATCCGAAACGGTGATGTCAACCTCAACCTCTACTTCGGCGGTTACTTCGGTTCTGAACTCGTGAGAAGCCATTATTTGTTCTCCTTAAGGGAAAGAGTTATGGCAGAAAATATGATGTCGGCTATCTCTTCATTGAGATCTTCGTAGATATCATCCTCACTGATAACATCATTCTGCAAGAGGTGTTCAAATAATGTTTGAGCCGTCATCCTGCTTAAGTTATGCGGACTTGGCATTCCATTCTTCCTTTCGCACCACCATTCCAGTGGTGTCGTTTTTTATAGAGCCTTTCGGCTTAAGTAGCACCCAATGACCCGAAGGATCATCGATTCGTTCATCTGAGATATCACCATCCAAGGTTGGATACCCCATCCATGATTGTGGCCATGCTCCATCCTCCTTTTCCATGACCACTGCTACGTTAACTCCATGGTTTAATGCTTCCCAACAGTCAACCATGTTGCTTTCGCTTCGGCTGAAGGTGAGATGCATATGGTCTGGCTTATTTTTATAGTATCGAATGGGGATCTTAGTGTATTCCTCAAACCAGATCTCTTCGATATCATACCACTGCTTAAACAGCTTGTCCCTATACCACATCTTGTCGCTGGTGAGATTCATTCGGGCTAAGAGGGGAAGATGTTTCTTCTCACCTCTTCGCTTCGCATTCAATAGCTCCGTATGAATGGTATCGGAGAACATCACTGGATGATTCTCCAAGATCCAGTTGCGAAGCATTCGTGCATTAATGATAGAAGCCATAGCCCCACGACCTTGATGCACTAAGCAGGGTGCAGTGCATCCCTCTGTCTGATAGGGACACAGCTTCTTCGTTGGCATCAGGTTAAGCCCCACCTGATACCAGTTGACCGCCTTGGCCAACTTAGGATTCTCTTCGCCCCACGTTAAGAGCTTGCGGGGCAACGACTTAGAGCGATGCTGCGTAATCTTCATTCGACTCCTCCGTCTTTTCTTTCATGGATTCAATTGCCGATAAGGCCAGCAGTCTTGCTGTCTCCGCTGGAACTACTTGATAGGGTCTTACTTCTTTACCTCCTTGGCTTTGAACGTGTCCTTCTTCAGTGCTAAGCGAACACTTATTGCGGCATTCGTCAGCCCATTGATCGTCACACCTGAGGTCATACCTTTGTGTGAACTCCATTAGGTGGTAAGGCACCGGCCATACTCCGCTTCCTCCTTCTGTGAAGTCTGCCCTAAGCCGAATGCCTACCGTTGTGCTAAATGCTTTCTGCTCTTCCATCGACTTAGTCTCCTTAATGCAGAGGGAGACAGGACATAAACATGATTCGTTCCAGTCTACTGGCTCCTTAGGGAAAGCCTCCCAAGACTGAGTAGCCATAAGCTCAGGAAGCTCTGCCTCTTTCAGCCAGCTTTCCAACTCTTCTAAGGTTAACCACCATCCCAATTTTTCCTGCAGGTTTCCGTCATCTACCCAAGGAAGTTTCATTTTTACTTACTCCCTATCTGAGCGAGTAACTTAGCTCGCTCCTTAGAGGCACCAACTCCCTTACCCAATCGCTTATCAAGGAGTTGGAGTTGCTGTTCGGGGGAACGCTCCAAGCGTTCCCCCTGACGAACTTCGGCTCGTTCAATGCGCTGGTCTTTGTTCATTGTGCTACCTCCTTAGTTGTATGAGTCTAAGAGTAAGTGACGCAGTGGCATTAACCTTCTCTGGACATCGGCCACTTCGATGGTGGTGTCTTCCCAAAACTTATTTGATTCCAAGTAGACGCGAAACTCAGTGACCAATTGGTCCGCTTCGCTTCGCATCTGCTCTAACTCTTTCACCTGTTGCTGCAACTGGTGAATGTAATTCATTCACAAGCCTCCTATTCTGATAGATCATACAGGTCATCCCAACCGTCTTCAGTTATTCCTGTCATCAGGAATTCCCGCTGATTGTCATCCAACATAGGCAAAGCATTCTGTATCAGAGTCCCTGTGTTCAGCCACTTAGCATAGCCCCGTTGAAATTGTAAGAAGGGAATGTCCCAAAGCTGAACACTCTGATCGCCGCTGAGGATGCTTCGTGCTGTAACAAGGGTGGTGTTATATTCACTTCGCTCCACCTTGACATCAGTGATCTGTGGCATAATTTCCTCTTAGGTTAAGGGGAGAGGGGAATTAAACCCCTCTCCCCGGCTCACTTAATCCAATCGACTGCTTGTATAGCAGTCAATGCCATAGTTGTTTAGCACCTTAGCAAAGGCTATGGCGAAGGCACTCTTTCTTGTATAGCTCTGTCCAAATTCACTTACCCAATAGTGCAATCCCTTCGGGTAGGCTTTGGTACAGCCCCGTTCTTTCTTGGCCCATCGGCCCCATTGAGTATTCCCGGCAAATTTGATCTCAGCAAATCCACAGGGACCATCAGGGACCATCCACTGTTGACCGGGATTGGGACCGATCTCTTCAGTGATTATCATCGGGGTGCATTGAGCGGCATTACCCGCTTCGGTCCCTGCTTCGTAAGCCATGCTCCAGATTTGGCTGAAGTCTATGGTGTCTTTCATTTAAACCTCCTCTGCGTCCAAGCTGGACGCTTCCTTAAAGGTGACCTTGCCGTAACGGTCCACCGATTGGTGAAGCCGAAGCGGTTCGGGGTGACGATTGAACTCCTCAACGGTTGCTCTGTTGAGAAGGGTGTTGATTGCTATTAAAGCATTGGCTTGTTGAGTTGTTATAGCCATTGTTAATCCTCCTAAACGTTGGACGTTGAGTGGGGCCAGTCTAACCGTGCTTGCTTCTCCTTAGCCCTTAATTCTAAGGAAAGTCTGTTCCTCTCACGGATAGCTTTTTGTTTTTCAAGTCTAATATCCAAGACGTTTTCTCTTAAGTCTTTAACCAAAGAATCTGAGGCTTCTTTGCCTAACTCGTAGGCAATCTCTACCATATTGCAGAGTGCTTCGTCTTCCTTGAGGCATGAAGACGTGATCTTACAAATCACGTCCCACAAAGACTTAATCCTCGGCTTATTACCTTGGACTATAGCCTTTCGTAGTTCGTCACCGAACTGCATCTGCCAAGCACACAACAGCGATGTGCTTAGCTCATGGCATTGGTCAATGTCCTTGACCCGCAGATCCATCTTGCCAAACTCAACGGTATCCTGTTCGGCAGCCTTGACTTCTTCTGCCAAGCCAGCTACGAACTTACGTAGCAAGGTCAAGGCATTCGTCAATACTTCCATGGTACAACTCCTTTTCGCTTAACAGCGAATGATGCAATAGCTCAATGGCATTTACAGGACTTTCGCTATTGCGGGATGCCCCTTGATCTTCAACTGCTTGTCAACAAGCAAGCTTACCTTCGGTCACCGTGATTAAATGGTTCCGACAGGTAGGCTTACCAGCCAACAACTTTTGAAGATCAAGACAGTCCTTAAGGACTGATGAGTGTACATGCTTAGGCCTTCAGTCAGCTACCTAAGCACATACTATTTGCCCAACCCTGTCTCTCACTCAGGGGGTCCACTACGCTTACGAATGCTCTATCTCTTAATCCTTGACGAAGTCTCCGCTTATGAGCGGAGCGTTGATCTCGTCCTGTATCAAGGCCGCGAAGGGCTAACAGGTGATCCATAGTCCACGAAGGGATGCCGTCAAGTATCTTGAGATGATCTCCGAAGGCCACAAAGGGCAAGATGCTTACGTAGTAAGGGACTCGTCACTTCTCCGTTGAGAAGGACACGCTCTGGTCGCTTACCAAGCTGGAACTCCACGAAGGGAGTTAACCAGTGGTTGCAGCTTCAACTGCACTATCCAAAGCTGATGTAAGGGGCTTAAGAGAGTACCAGCGGCGGTGTCGCTTACGATCCGTCAACGAAGGACGAACAGTTCACTGGCCTAAGGGTCTTAAACCCTATGGGATTATCCACGAAGGGGGTGAGGCGAAGGCTCCACGAAGGGAGCTATGACTTATCCACGAAGGGATTTATACGAAGGCTCCACGAAGGGAGCAAGGGTAGGATGGCGTAGCTACGAAGTAGCTCAAAGATCTTAGAAGGGATACGCCGACATCCCTTAAGGGATGCCCCATCTCTTACCGATGGGACCAACCCCCTCCCCGAAGGGAGGAGGTCGGCAGCACGATAGCCCTTCAGGCTATCTTGCTTCGGAGGCCTTTAGGCCTCGTCAATCAGGACCAAGGCATCTAAGAGGCCTTCCAACGCTCTTTCCAGAGCGTCTTTCAAGTCGTCTTCAACGACCTCGTCAATCTTCGCCTTCAGCGAAGATACGTCGATGTTCGGTTTCGAAGACTCCTTTGGAGTCTTGGAGGTCTTCTTAGAAGACCTTGGAAGTTCGCTTCGGCCCTCAGCCAAAGCCATCAACGACCAAAGCTCAGCTTTGGATAGTGCAGTGTCGCCATCTTTGATGGCGTCTTTAACCTTTCCGATGACGCTCCAAGCTTCTCCCCGGCAGATCAAGCCAGAGGCTTGATCCAGCAGGTCCCTTTCAGCTTTGCTGAACTCAGCCAGTTCTGCTCCCTTCAGGAGCAGATTCATCGTCGGTTTGCTACTGTCCAGCGGCAAAGCCGCTGTTTCGAGTTTCATCCGATTCTTTGAATCGGACTTACGAACTTTCGACTCCTCAGCTTTGCTGAGGCTGGACAGGCTAAACTTAGCCATTTGAAGCTCCCTTCAGTCCCTTTGGGACTTTCACGGGGTGAACTGCAATACAACCGACCAACACAGAGTTGCGATGATCGGACCCCAAACTTACGGCACCCTACCAACTCTTGTCAAGAGGTTTCGTAAATAACAAGTTATTTACTACAACCTCTTGACAAGAGTTGACTTGGAGGACTACTTACAGAAAACAAGTTTTCTGTAAGCAGTCCTCCAAGAAATCAGCCTACCCCCTCTCTGAGAAGCAGAGAGAGGGGGTCATCGCATTACTCCCTCTCTGAGTAGCAGAGAGAGGGAGTTAGGTCTGGTAACCATCCACCCCATAGTTCCCAACAACCATCCACCCCATGGTTCAGCCTCCCAATAACAAAAGCTTTAGCTTTTTAGAAGAGTTCCAACAAAGCAATGACACACTAAAGGCTGAAGCCTTTAGGGATGCGCGAAAAGGTCGCTGAGTCTATGCAGGGTCCGCTGCCATTTGACCCCTCAACGACGGGGAAAAAGCCCACGCGGCTCCTTCGGAGCTTAGGCGGCTTCCCGCGCCATGGCCCCGGCATCTGGCCCCCTCCGCAAACGTCATCCCCGACTTACGATTTTTGTTATAATATATGGCACTCCTACCAAGCGTATCATTTTTGGTCTAAAAAGTCATATTTGGCTTGTTGCGCTTGTTGTGGTATAGTATATTAGAGTATTATCCGCATTATCGCGGTTATATTAGAGAGGTGGTTTTGGATGGACAGTCGTAATATAGTAAAGATGATTTCGGCGGCGGATGACATTATCAAGGTATTGCGGGATGAGTTAGGCGAGGAGGGTATTTCGTTAGAGACGTTGGGTATTGCTTCGGAGTTGGGTGATTTTGATAAGTTTTTCAGGTTGGCTGATATTTTGCCTACGGTATTGGGTCGTACGGCTTCTAACAAGGAAGTTTCTTTAATTTTGGAGGGTGGTACGCTTCACGTATAGGATAGTATGGGTATGAACACGATTAAGCGGAGTAGGATGCAAAGAATGTTTGACAGGCAGCTTTTATCGTCGATGTATTTGCGGGGTATGAAGCAAGCGGAGATGGCGAAGGAGTTGAAGGTTAGTCTGAGTACTATAGAGGTAGATTTGCGTAAGTTGCGTGATGAGTGGCACAATGGTGCTTCGTATGATTTTAGATCGGCTAAGATGGAGCAGTTGGCTAAGATTGACGAGATTGAGAGGGCGGCATGGGAGGCGTATGAGGCATCGAAGGGTGAGCATCGCCGTACTACGCATTATGACGAGAAGGTCAATCCTAGGACGGTAACACAGAAGGAGGCTTCAAGTTCTGGGGATGCCAAGTGGTTAGACAAAATTTCGTGGTGTGTAGAGCAGCGGTGTAAGATTTTGGGATTCCACGCTCCTAAGGAGGTGGCGATGACGCATAGTAAGATAGATCGTCCTTTGGAGGAGTTAAGTAGGGAGGAGTTGATGATGATTGCTCAGAAGCGTAAGACGGAGGCGGCGTTGTCTGTTGAGTCGGAGGTTTCTGAGATAGGAGAGGTGGTGATGTTGGATGAGCAATCTGGATAGGTTGCTTGAATCTACAGAGGTGAAGCCTACTGTTGGGGAGGCATTGGGCGTTGTGGATATGTATTTGAGGGATTGCGACTCTATTATGTCAAGGGAGAGAAAGAACCGTATGATTCATGCGATGGGTCTTTTGTTGCCTAAAAGTGACTTTGCAAAGAGGGAATATGAATAGTAATAGATGGATAGACGCGGTGTATGGTTTGGCGGGTATTCCACGTGAAACAATGGAAGAGTATCAAAGGGTCAAGAAATCGTTGGGTTCATTTTCCGTTAAAAAAATATTCCCAAAATTAGGTGAAAAGGTAGAGCCGCATACGGATGAGGACCAGCGGGTGGTGTATGAGGAGGATGAGCATGGTAAGACGGTTACTACGTTATTGTGAGAGATCCTGCACAGCAAGCGGCTGAGATTCTTTTAGAGCGGGAGTCGGCCTATGATACGTTGCTAGATTTCACTACGTTTACCTTCCCCAAGTTCGTAGTAGCGGATCATCATCGTGTTATCTGTGAAAAGCTCCAAGAGGTGGAGTCGGGTGAGTGTCATCGTTTGATGATTTTTATGCCGCCTAGACATGGCAAAAGTGAGTTGGCTAGTCGCAGATTCCCGGCATGGTTTATGGGTCGCAATCCTAATTCATCTATAATACATGCTTCATATGGTCAGGAGCTAGCTACGGATTTTGGTCGTGATGTTAGGGAGATCGTCAACGGCGAAGAGTATCAAAAGATTTTTGAGGGGAAGAAGCTTTCTCAGGATGCTACTGCCGCTAATAAGTGGCGTATTGCTGATTATCGGGGTGAGTATTTTGCGGTGGGTGTTGGCACGGCAGCCACGGGACGAGGAGCAGACCTACTCATTATAGATGATCCTATTAAGAATCGTGAGGAGGCAGATTCGTTATCGGAGCGAGAGAGGGTCTGGGCGTGGTATCGCTCTACGGCCTTTACTCGCTTGCAGCCTAATGCAAAGATCATTGTCATCCAAACACGCTGGCATGACGACGACTTGAGTGGTAGGCTGATTCAGCAGATGGATGATACGGAGGAGGTACGGGATTGGGAGGTATTGAAGCTTGCGGCAGAAGCGATGGATGACGATCCTTTGGGTAGGGACAAGGGTAAGGCTCTCTGGCCGGGATGGTATGATGAGAAAGCGTTAAAAGAAATTCGTGGGGTCTTGGGGGAAAGAGAGTATCACGCACTTTACCAGCAGGAGCCTACCCGTGCGGAAGGAGCCTTTTTCCACATAGACTGGTTTGATATGTATGAGCATCTCCCTCCTCATACTACGTTGCGTTTTTATGGTACTAGTGACTATGCAACATCAGAGCGTTCTGGTGCGGATTATACGGTGCATGTCGTTTTTGCAGTAGATCCATATGACCGTATTTATGTGGCTGATTTTTGGAAGAAGCGAGCTAAGCCACAGGAATGGATTGAGTCGGTCATCGATATGATGAAGAAGTGGAAGATCACGCAGTGGGGGGAGGAGCGTGGTCAGATCTTGAATTCTGTTGGTCCTTACTTATCACAGCGGATGAAGGAGCGTGACGCTTATTGCTATAGGAAGCAGTATACGCCGAGTAAGGATAAGACAGTTAGAGCTAGAGCTATTCAGGGGAGGGCGCAGCAGAAGATGATCTTGTTTCCTTCTAAGAGGCGTTGGACACAAGAGGTGTTGCAGACGTTAACCAATTTCCCCGTGGGGAAGCATGATGATGAGGTAGATTGTTTTTCTTTGCTGGGTATTATGTTGGAAGAGCTTACGCCCGGCAAGCCGCTACCTGACGAAGATAATCCATGGGGAGCTAGGACATATACTTTTGAAGAGTTGATGCACAGAAGCAAGTTGCGTAGGCAGGGTAAAAGAGTCGTTAGGGAGGCTCCTATCATAGGGTCACACGATCCTATTCCTTATGACCAGCATTATAGTAGTGTAGAATAGTAACTACCAAGAATTATTACTACTTGACAAACTATACCTAATGGAAACATATTAATATTATGCCGGTATCTTATCCAAATAAACGCGAACATCAATTGGAGTGGTGGAAGCGTAGGATTCAACACGCTACGGACTTCTACCGACCTTTTTTCGATGCTTCACAGGTCTTACTCGATCAGTACAATATGCAAGCGGCTACTGAGCGAGAAAAGGACTTGGAAGACCTGTCTTTAACGGGCGATCCCGGTACGAGGATCAAAACTAATTTGATCTATGGGTGGATCGACCAGAGTGTCTCTAATATAGCCGCGCACGATCCCAAGTTTAAAATAACTCCTTTCAATAAAGATGGTGTAGGTCAAGAGCGATTTGTCGCTAAGATAAGCGATTATTGGTATCGTGAAACGGGGCAGTTGGAGCAGGATAAGCGGGTTTTATTGGATGCTTTTCTCAGTCCTTGGGGTGTTACTAAGGTTGGCTACACCATGGACTTGGAGACGGATATCGTCACCAGCCAGCTTTTGAACCCCGGCAAGGTGATGGATGATCCCAATACAGAGTCGCTGTTTCTCACTTCGGGTGAGATAACGACGGTCACCGCTGAACAGAGTCACGAAGAGCATATTGCGGTCCATACAGAGTTCCTTCAGCAGCCCGACCTCGACCCTCGCTTTCAGGCTATCTTAGAATCCCACATTCAAGACCATCAAATAATTTTGGACAGGGGAGATGCGGGAGAGCATACGTCTATAAAATGGGAAGCTCCCTATGGACGAAGGTGGAACCCCGGTGACTTTCTCATGGACCCCTTTGCCTCTGATGGCATACATGATGCCAAGTGGGTGGCTTTTAGATACGTGCGCCATATAGACGAGATGATGGCAGACGATTCCCTCTATAATACCGCCGACTTGGAACCATCGGAAGAGTTACGGTTTGCCAATGCCCCTGAGCAAGACAACATCTATGAAATAGATGATTTTGGCATGGTAGAGGGGTATGAGATCTATGCAAGGAATATGGTCATAGGACAGGGCAGTCGCTCCAACCTATTTCTCAACTTCTCCCCCTCTCACAATAAGTTCTTTCGCTATGAAGAAGATTGGCCTTTCAGGCACGTAGAGGGGTTCCCCTGTGAGGTCTTGAACTTTAATAATTCATTGACTACGTGGTTCAATAAGCCTCCGCTTCTATTGGCGGGAGGGGATGCGTTGCAGTCACTGGTAAATGAGATACTGGACTCTTTCCTGTCGGTCATACGCAAGCAGAAGAATCTCTTTCTCTATGATCCACGTTATGTGTCAGATACAGAGATCAATGACATCCTTCAAGCGGATGACATGGAAGCTTTTGAGGTAGAGGGGCTGGTAGAGTCACAGGGTCGTGCTGTGCAAGCGGTGCAGTTTGGGGATGTGCAGAGCGACAAGGGCCAGTTGCTCAACATGGTTCAAACAATGTTTGATCGCAGTGCGGGTACTCCTCAACCCGTAGCATTGCCCCAGAGCGATACGGCTACTGAAGCCAATATAATGGATAAGCGTAATTCGGCCAGAGAGGATGAACGCGCACAGGCTTTTAAGTACTTCCAAGTTCGTAAGGCGATGAAGTTCTGGCAACTTACGACAGAGTTCAAGCCAGAGAGAATTTTTCTTATAGACCCTAATGCCGATGAGTATGTATCCATTACAGAGGATATGGCAAAGGGTGAATATGATTTTGAGATCGACATAACTTCTGGGGCAAAGGCTGTAGCCTTAGAGCGTAAGCAGTATCTGGACTTGATCAACTTAATGGGTGGTTTAACAGATAAGATTCAGCAGATTTATGGAGAACCTCCTAATCTGGGTGAATTGGTTCGGTTGCTGTTGGTGCGAGGTTATGAGATCCATGATCCAGAGCGTATCCTTCCCTTCCTTGATAAACCCGCCAAGGAGGTCATTAATCCTGCTGCGCCTGAGGCTCAGGCGGCACCGGGACAGGCTCCCGGCGGCGCGAGGGGTGGGGCAAGAGTACCGAGCGGTGCAGTAAATCCGAGTATGATGCGACAGCCTCCACAGACACCCAGCAATATTTTAGGAGATGCCCAACGTACGCAAGGGCAGGGTGCGCCATCACCGCCCCGTCAGAATGTGGAAGGACGATAATTATGCCAAAAGTAGGATCAAAGCATTTTGCCTATTCCTCTAAGGGGATGGCACAGGCCAAAGCATACGCTAAGAAGAAAAAGAAGAAAGTAACCAAATCTTCCAAGCCCAAATCCAAGCGCAAATACTAGGGGTATATCATGGCTACCAGACAACAACGTAAGGCGAGTAAGTCGAGTAAGTCGAAGAAAAGCGACCTAGACAAGTTGGAAGAGTTTCTAAAGGGGCTTAGTGGCGGTCCTCTAGCTGATGAAATCAGAGGATTTGTAGCAGAAAGGAAGCAGGGGGCGGGTGGCTTGCAAGGGGATATGAGCGTAGGGACGGAAGCTCCTGCTTCACAATTTGATAATAAGTGGTCTTTGCGAGGAGGACCAGAGGGGATTCGGAGTAGAGAGGATGTGCGGGCTTCTACCAATGAAGCTTTCAGGAGGGGGTTAGGCAAACAGGCGAGGGAAGAGGCGGGTATAGCAGCCCCACAAGCCAAAAGTAGACTAGATCGATTGAAAGGGCTGGCAGGTAGGGCTGGCAGTTGGCTGGCTTCTGGAAGAGGTGGCATAGAGGGTAGAAACGTCCAACGGAGACAGCCAGCACCTGAGGTTGCAAAGCCTAGTGTAGGTCTTATGCAGCCAACGTCACCCTTAACGCAACCTTTAACTGCTTCACCTACGGCCCCAGCAGCAGCAGGGTTACGTCGCGGTGGTGAGGTAGCCCAAGGGGGACCAAGTGTTGATCCAAGACAAGGTAGAGACTTCCAAAGACCTCCTGTGGCCACAGGAGGTGCGGTAACGGCTGCTCAGCGTAAGAAGTTAATGGAATCGGCGGGGTTTTCTGGTGCAATGCCTCCTGCGGGTCAACCTCCTATACAACAAGGACCAAGATCGGGACCACAGAGAGGTTCAGCAGGACAGGAGGGTTCTAGGCCAACGCAGTCGGCACCCCAAAGACCCCCTCAGGCTGCTCCGCAACCGCCATTAACCCTTGATCAGGCTCGTTTGCCAGCGGCATTAGGTGGAGTAGGTAGATCAAGGGCCATGGGTTTTGGTGATTTTCAGAAGTCTGGAGGAGTAGCGGGAGGGGGATATAGTCCTGCCGCAGCAAGATTACAAGGCACGATGGAAGCAGGGGCGCAAAGGGCTGGGGCCATAGGAGCAAGGGGTAAGGATGAAAAGATGTATGCTGCGGGTGATCAATATGGTGGTGGACAGGCTAGGTTTAATGTAGAGGAAAAGCAGGTGCGGGATCAAATAGATACCCTACTTCAAAAGGCCCAAGGAGGAGATAGGGCTTCAAAGCAGGAGTTGTCAAAAATACACGCCGACCTTACGTCTCAAGCTGACAGAGCAGAAGGTGGACCTAGGGTTCGTCCCGGCCAAGGACAGCTAGAGACTACCGTGGGAGGTTCTGGAGCGCAAAAGCTACCGCAAGTGATAGTAAATAGAATATTGAAAGACTACGGTCAGCAATTTAGAAGTATTTTGGCTGGACAAACGCAAGGAAGACGCGCTCGTAGATAATGAAACAAGGTCAAAAATTATATGATTTTAAGTGCAAGGCCTGTGAAAAGGTAGAGGAGAGGTTCGCTTTATTTGAAGAGCGTAGCCATACGTGCAAGGATTGTGGCGAGGAAACAGAGCGTATGTTTCCCATGAATGCCCTCAAAAGTTTTGTGCCTTTTGAGGAATATTATGATGAGTCCTTAGATTGCGACATTACTGGACGTAGGCAGAAGAAAGATGTGATGAATGCACTTAATGTGCATGAGTCGGGAGATAGGAAGCATGGAGGGCGTAATTGGGATTCGGGTAATCCCACTGCTATTCGCCCTTCATCCAAGCTACGGGGTAAAAAGATCGACGACATCCATCGCAAAAAAGATGTGATGGAGAAGGCTAAAGATTCTTTTACCTATGATGATGGATAAGGAGATGTATAATGACTGAGGCAACTATACCGATAGATCCAGCCATGGATAACCCTGCTGATGCTTTACAGCAGATGGAGGCGTCCCAACGGTTAAGTGAGATCGATACGGCTATGGATGCTCGACGCGGGGGAGCAACCGCGTCTGCCACTAACCCCAGATCGGATGCGGCTTCTAATGGAAACTCCAATTCCGATACTACGGGGGAGAAATCTGCTGGCAGGGACCAAGTGCTTCAATACTTGGAGGATAACGCTCATAATATCCCCGGTGGCGCACAAGCTTTTCGTGAGATGCAACGCACGATCTCCCAACAGGGTCAATCGAATAATAACCTTGAAGGTAGATTGAATGATTTAGAGCAAGCATTGACGGAAGATCAGCCCGAACAGGTTGATGCAGATACGGAGCGTCGTAGGGCATTAGTGAATCGTATTCCCAAGCAGCAGCAAGAAGCATTTCAAGCTTTATTGGATGAGATGGGGTATGTGTCTCGCCAAGATCTTGAAGATCAGGAAGTGGATCGTGAAGCCTATCAATACACGGTAGATACCATTAATGAGGGTGTCGATGCGTGGGGAGATAACTTTGGCCATATGGAGGGGGGAGAGTTTGTATGGAACCCCGACATATATGATGGAGTTCGTGAGTTGTACTCGGATATGCTTTCCAAAGACAAAGGAATCACACCGACGCAACTGTACAAAATCTATCATTTCGATAATCTTCTTGAAGATGCATATAATCGTGGTGCTACGGAAGGACGGGGTGGCATATCGAATCGCGTGGCTCGTGCGGCCAATGCGAGGACTATAGACCAGTCGTCACATCGTGCGCCTGACAATCAATCGATCTATAGGGAAGGAGACAGCTTGGATACGGTTACAGAACGTGCCGTATTAAAAGCGTTTCGTGCCTTGGGTCAATAAATATTTGATGGAGCTTTCTAATGGCAACGGGAGAAAGTAGCCTAAGTAGAACATATGGTCCGTTGCTCACGATGACCTTGGATGAGATCCTTTCATCGGGAGCAATACAGGACAATGTTTATCAGGCCAATCCCACGCTGGATTGGTTCAATTCTGGAAATCGTATCAAGGTATTGCAGGGAGGCGAACGTATTCGCATTCCTGTGATGACGGGTACGAATGGTACATTTAAGTGGTATTCGCAGTTGGATACTCTTAATATCACTCCTTCAATCGGCTTTACCACGGCATGGTATCAGTGGAAGCAAGCCGCAGTCAGCATCGCTATTGACGGTCTTACCGTTCGTCAGAACATGGGTCCGACACAGATTGCTGACATTATGAAGGAAAAATCCCGTCAGGCCGAACTTAGTTTGGTGGACGGTATTGCTACTGGTGTTTTCTCTGATGGAACGGGTTCCAGCAATAAGCAGATGACGGGTTTGGAAGCAGCATGTCCAGATGATCCGACTTCTGATACGACCTATGCTGACATCAATCAGAAAGATAACACTTCGTGGCGCAGTCAGATTCAAAGCAGTGTTGGAGCAGCCGCTACTAATCTCATTTCTAATATGCGGACGGTATGGAATGACTGCGGTGAAGGGAAATCGGGTTCTAATACTTCGCCCGATTACATCGTCACTACTCAGACGGTTCACGAATCGTTTGAGGCGTTGATTGCTCCTCGCGTACGCTATGAACCCAACCCTTCGGGTGGTGCAGATGCTGGCGTTGAGAAGCTGCTGTTCAAGGGTGCTACGGTTGTCATGGACAATTTTTGCGGTTCGGGCAACATGTACATGCTTAATGGTTCGCATATCATGCTTTTCGTTCACGCGAAGGCTAATATGGCGATGACTGATGAGGGTTTTCAGAAGCCCATCGATCAGGATGCGTTGGTTGCCCAGATTCTTTTTCAGGGCAATATTGCTGTCAACAATCGTCGTAAGCTTGGTAAGCTTACTGGTATTACCTAAACTAGGCAGATAAGGCTTAAGGAGATACCAAAATGGCAGCTTTAACGCATTCTACATCTTCATATGGTCCAGTGGGCGAGAATGCAGTGATTACGGGAACGATTACCATTCCCGATGCGAATAAAAATCACATGACACTATTGCCTTCTTCAACTGGTTTTATTTTAGCATGTCAAGTGGCGGCGCAAGAAGAACTTACAACTGATCCACTGGTGGTAATAAATACAAACACTTCACTGGATACGGTAAATGGAACCGTATTGATTGAAGCGTCATCTGCCTGCGAAGTCATCTTCACGGCAGTTGTAAGTGGTGGACCTTTTTAATTCAAAAGTTATTTGAGGAGAACTAATCATGCAGCTACAGACAGTCAATCGGTCTGACGCTGAAAAGGTGTTCGTGAATGTTACGAATGTCGGTGGTCAGACATGCACCAATAATCAACCTGTGTTTGCTTTTACGGCTGCACAGAATCTGGCTAGCGTTGGGAGCAATAACAACGTAACGTCCATTAAGAGGACGATTACCAGTGCAGGGTCATTTATTGGTCTTGCGGATGAGGATATTGTAAACAACGCAGTAGGCAGAGTGCAGGTATACGGCTATAAGGCTTCGTGCCAAGTAGCTGGTAGGGGCAGTGCTGGAGTAGAGCATTGTGGAACTTGTTGGGGTCCACCTGTGACCATAGCGTCATTGGGCTTGACTTCAATCGGATATGGCGATACAAACGGTCCTGTAGTTGTATTGGATACCGTTGTTGCTGCCACGATGCAGTTAAATGCCACTGGTCATGCCAATCACGTATTTATTCGCAACCTGTAGAATAGATTGGGGGAGGGGAGGAACGACCTCCCTCCCCTAATTTTTATATGATTAATATTATCAAATCAATGTTATCCAAGAATGAGTCTACGGCTCGTACTTTGATGAGATGTGATTGTAGTAAGCTTTTTTGGGAAGATTCGCCGCAAGATGTCTTAAAATCTCACGATGGACATAGGTATAGTCCTGCTACGGGCGGTACCTATTTCGAATTTATTAAAATGAAATTAGGTCTTATAAAATGAAGTTGGCCATAGGAATGCCTTGGTACGATGGGCCAGATGTAAAAACCTTTGCCTTGTATCAAGATATGTTTATGTACTTTGGCCAATTGAGGGAGAGAACTATTTCCAGAAATTCCCTAGGAAAAGATAAGTTCGATGCCTTACTGCCCTCTCTTCCGTCACTGCACCCCAATGCAGATCCAACCATAGAGGATTATGATCGAATGGGGAAGTTGGATATTGCCCTAGTTGATTATTCGCAAACGTCATTGGTTGGTAAGGCTAGGGATATGATTGTAGAGCAAGCCCTATCATGGGATGCAGATTATTTGTTTATGTGGGATGCCGATATGAAATTTGAGTATTCTACATTTCTAAATCTTTGGAGGCATAATTTGCCTATGGTGGGGGCATTAGCTTTTACGGCACGACCTCCATTTTATCCAGTAATAATGAAAATAATAGAAAAAACAGGCACTAATAATGAACCTGTTTTTACATCGGATATAGTATTTGATTATCCCAAAAATAAGTTGATAACCAATGTAGATGTGGGAGGAGCAATAGCTTTTGGAGCTAGCGTCATACTATTGGATATGAATATATTTAAGCAGATCCCCCAACCGTGGTTCTATTCTACTGGATGTGGGGAAGATTTTCATTTCTGCACTAGATGCCATGAGTTTGGTATCCCACGATATATTGATACTTCAATAAAGACATCACATAAGAGGTGGGATGTTGATTTTGTATCAGAATCCTATTACGAAGAGTATATAAAGCATAATAAAGAATTATACACATCCAATTGGCCTAATGATGCAATGACCTTCAATCTTATAGAGGCTCTTGAAAGGTAATGGCATTTCTATCTATATGCATACCCACGTATAATAATCACCAACAATTGGATTGGTGTCTTCACTCTTTATTTGAACATACCGATTACAATTATAAAATCTTGGTGATCGATAATGAGTCGGCCATAGAATCCTATAAGAGCATTCAAAATATCATACAGGATTTGCCAGAAGATGCAATAACGATAGTCCAACCGGGATCGAATTTAAAGTGGATGGGGTCTATCAATATAGGTCTTCATCATATTCACGCAGCGCAGTCAGAATATTTTTGTATGATGAATGACGACACAGTCTTTATACCAGAATCAAAAGACTTTTGGAAGAATTTGATAGATGTATTTGAAGATCCCTTAGTGGGCGCAGTGGGTCCATGTAGTAATTTTGTATCGGGAAATCAAAATCTTTTCAACGTAGAAACACCATCTATAGTAGAAACTACTTGTTTAATAGGAATGTGTTTGGTTGTAAAGACAAAACTTTTTCGTGAAATAGGGGGATTGGACGAGGCTTTGCCGGGAGGAGACGATCTGGACTTGTCGATACGATTGCGTGATCGAGGTCTTAAATTAATCGCCAATAGGACATCATACTTGCATCATATAGGACAGCAGACAGGGAAGCGAGTTTTTGAGGGCTATTGGGATTCTGGCATACATCAAGAGATAACTAACAATGCAATTATTAAAAAGCATGGACTAAAGAAATGGGTGACTTGTACGGGACATACGTGGAAAAATTATAGGTTGAAAAAAGGACTTAGCCACCAAGAGGATTTGTATGAAAAGCATACAAGCAATTGAAGGACATCCTCGCTTAGCTTTTGTTTATAATAGTGATATAAGAAATAATGGGACTCCCACCCTATGCTTTAATGCTGTGAAATATCAATTGGGGTGGGGAGAGGGCGTATGCAGGTATAGACCACCAGATGATGATTCAAAAAAATTGCCTCCTGCTGAGTTTTATATTCATATAGATGATGGCAGAGATGACTTGAATTGGACCGCTCCCGAAAATAGTGCCTACTATTCTATTGATACGCATATGGGGTATGACTTTAGAAAGGAAAAGGCCAAACAATTCAAGTACGTTTATTGCGCTCAAAAAGAGGGTGCAGAGCGAATGAGGGCAGATGGTATAGAATCAGCTACATGGTTGCCATTGGCTTGTAATACTATGGCCCATCCAAGCCTCAGTGAAATGATGGTTCACCCAAACAAAGAATCACATTTGGGGACGTGGACATTACAAAAAGAATGGGACGTTTCTTTTGTAGGTCATTTTATGAGAGACTACGAAGAAGATCAAAATAACAGAATTGATTATTTGGATTCTTTGTTCAAGGAGTTTCCCAATAGCTGGTTTTCTTTTAGTTGTTTCTTTGAAGACATGTCCGTACGTTACATACGGTCTAGAGTAGGGTTTAATGTCAGCATTAAAAATGATTTGAATATGCGATTTTTTGAGATCTTATCTACTGGAACATGCTTGTTGACAAATACTACGGTAGACGGAATAGAAGAGCTTGGATTTGAGGAGGGAAAAGACTTTTTAGGCTATACGAATAAGGCCGAAATGAAAGATAAGATTCAATGGGCATTGGATAATCCAGTAGAGAGAGAATCCATTGCTAAATCTGGACATGAGAAGTGTCGTAAGTTTCATACATATGAACTTCGTATGAATAAAATCATTACAAATGCTGGTATTAAGCTATCGGCATAGGAGAGTATAATGGATTTTTCACAGGCGAGTCCTTGGTCTGCAACAGCGGCTGGAACCGATTCTGGTGCTTCGGCCAGCAAGGCTGCTATAACGGGCAGTCAGCATTTTGTATCCTCTATTTCTGGCCATATAGATGCAGATTCTATTATTACCATTAAGAGTGCGTCAACTATTATTTGGCAAAGTAAGATCGATTTGTCGGTAGAGGGGTTTTCGTTTTCATTTAATGTTAATAATGTAGCAAGTACACCGGGGGAGGCAGTAACTGGCAACATAGCTTCGTCAAGTGCTGATTGCCAAGTCAATATAAGCGGATTCACTATATAAGGAGAATGTTATGAATCGCAAACCATCCGTTGTCCTTGATACAAATCTTACTGCTGCGCTTCAAGAAAAATTGGAGCATGGTGAGGAGAAGCTAGCTAATGGAATAGAGCTTCCTCTTTCTGATGCTGATAAAAATACAGTGGTATACAGAAAGTTTGAAGGGACAGACCCAAGCGTCACCGATGTCATTCATCACAGCACATGGACAGAGGAGACGATTGTCAGTAATAGAGTGAATGTCTATGGCGATAATCTCAATAATGCATCAGAGAATCGCAATATACAGGAAGATGATGGTATCATTCTCAGGTTTGAGGGTACGCCTAATGGAGAAGTGGCTATAGATACAAGGTCGGGGCGTATGTTGACGGAAGAGCAGCAGGAGCTTGAAGAGGAAGCGATGGGGGCTAGTTATCCCATGTTTAAGAGATGGGAGTTCAGACTTGCTTCAGCAAAGCTTACAGATGGTCCAGAGCGCAGGATGAAGCTTCACCAGACCTATGAAGAGCGTAAGAACGATGAGCAGAGCAGCATGTTGTCCAGCATGGATAAGGTCTTTAAAACAATGTTTGAGCGTTTTGACGGTCAGGCTGGCGAAACAGGTCAGATTCCCGTCCTATCTGAAGATGGTGCCATAGAGCTTTTGATGAGCCAGTATTCGGGTGATCAAGTTAAGGCTATGGTCGATATGAAGGAGCTTCAGCAGGAGCATACGGAGCAGATCATGGCCTCTTCTTCAGAACCAGAACCTTCTGAGGATAAAGAGGTAGTGAAGTTGGTAGAAGAAGGGATATTGGAGGAAGCGGCTCCTGCTTCCACGAAACGTGGACGTCCAAGAAAAGGTAAGTAATGGCTAAGAAGGGGTATCATAGCCTTTACAAGAAAAGTAAGTCTTCTTCAAGGGGTACATCACAGGTAAAGAGGGCTGCGAAGAAGGCTACTAAGAAGCAAACGGCAAGGGCTGAATCTACTTTCAGGAAGCAGCCAAAGGCCCAAAGGCAACCTAGAATGACTAAGGAAGAGAGACGAAAACAAGTTGTCTCTTATAAACATTCAATGGAAGCAGGATTTAGACCCCTTCAAGCTATCATTTTTGGAATTGAAGACCCACAGGCTCAAAAGGCAGAAGCTTTTGGTAGGGAGATAAAAAAAGAACGAAAGGCAGAAAAGAAAAGGCGCACTAAGGCCAGTGGTGGCACTCGTCAATCTCAGAAGCGTAAACAGGGTGATTACTAAGTGAAATTCTCTGACATCATATCTTATCTCAATAAAGCGGCCTCTGAGGAGGCTGGTGATGAGTTTGAGACAATGGCCAAACGTGCCGTCAATCTCATCTACGAAGAGCTTCTCAGTGAGACGGATACCGACTTTGAGCGTAGAGAGTATACCTTTGCTACGGTGTCTGGCACCAGCAAATATGGTATGCCCCTCTACGTCCAACAGGTCTTGAATATAGAAGACGATACCAATGATAGGCAGTTGGTATTAAAGACCTCTCAGGACTTTGACAGAGAGCGGGCAGGGTCGAGTAGCAGTGGTACTCCTACAGAAGCCTATGTTTTTGGCTACTTTGGGGTGCAGAAACAACCTGCTTCGGCAGGTACCGTGTCAGTGGTAAGCTCTTCGGCACTGGATGCGGGAAGCAATTACAAGGCAGTTGTTCATGGAATGTCTAGCGGCGTTGATCTGCGAGAAGAGATCACTTTTACTGGAATAACGCCAGCAACCTCGACTTCTAGTTTTGATGCTGTTGCAAATGGTATTGGGATACGCAGGGTGGTCTTGCAGCAAACTAATAACGTTACCTTTGTTGGGACGGTGACCGTTAAAGATACAGATAGCAATATATTATCGGTCATTCCTCCTTATTGGGGCGATTCTCCATCCTATCAATGGTGGGAGTTATATCCTGTTCCAGATGCGGCTATTACGTATATTGTCCGCACCTTGGCGAAGAAGCCGCCATTGATTAACGACGATGATTGGCCTGAGTTGGACAATCGTTTTCACGATCTTCTTATTTATGGCTCAGAAGCCATTCTTCTTCCTCTAGTAGGAAAAGGTCAGGCAGGGCAGTTAGCAGCACGAAAGTATGAGCAGCGAAAAGAGGATTTCTTAGGACATAGGGAACAGAAACAGGTTACCTCTAGGAAGTTTAAGAATGTAACCAACCCTTATATCCCGCCTTCTTCTTATACGAGAGGCAAAATACCTAACGCCAGCGCATAATATATGACTGTAGCATTACCAGAACCCCGTGTATTTCCTGATCTTCAGCGATCCCAAATTTTTATGTTCAGGGGTCTTAAGGATGTCCACAACTACCCGTCTCCAGATTTGGGTCCAGAATCTGCTATTGTAATGGACAATATAGACTTGTCCGAACAAAGAATGGCAAGACGAAGAAGCGGGTATGCAAAATACAATACCAGTCAGATAAGTGGATCTCCTGCACTAACTGGGTTCAGGCATCAGCTTATAGGCACTCAGGGGTTGCGTAATGTCTATACTACGACTACAAAAATATTTGCCGACAACGGAACTACAAGGACAGATCTGACTGGCTCAGTGACGCTGAATGCAGGAGCAGAGGGAAGACATAGATTTGCCTATTTAGACAGCAAGTTAATAGCGGTAAATGGAACAAATAACATTTGGACGTGGGATGGGAACACGTCTAATAGTGCGGTTGCTATGACTACTGCGCCTGTAGTCCTAGCTACCTGTGAAGATCTTATAGTTCATAAGAACGTACTACTATTCATAGCTCCGACGATAAGCAGCACCAAGTATCCGACAAGACTTTACTGGTGTGACGTAAATACGGATACTTTTGGTGTAGATATAGACAGGGTCTTAGATAACAACAGGTTTGAGGTTGATGCTGGAGGTACCGATATAGTAGCTGGTGCTTCTGCGTGGGATAAGGTCTTTATCTTCAAGAAAGACGGGGCGTATATAGGAGACATTGTATATCATGTAGGGGCATTGGAATATGTTCCCGGCAATACAATGAGGGGCTTTTCTCCAGTTTCAAAGATGAGTATTATCGTTCGTCCAGAATTTATCTTTGGGATAGCCACAGAAGGAGCTTTTGTTATAACACCTGACATGCAATACAGGGTTGTGACGAGAGAGATCGACTTTCAATCTAAGTTTAATTTGGCAAGGCTTCAATATGCTGTATCTACTGTAAGAGAGAAAGATCATCAGGTAAGAGTTCTTATGTCTTCTACGTCCAATAGCACTGGACATGATCAAGTTCTTGTATGGGATTGGGAGACTAATGAAATACAGATCGAATCATATACGGCCTCTCTCAATGTTATAAGTAATTTTTTTGTCAGTGACTCTGAGTTTGATTTCTTAGGATCTTATAGTACGGGTTATGTATATAAGGGCAATACAGGAACCGATGACGATTCCACCAATTACAGTTATACATATGAAACGGCACCTAATGATTTGGGATCTCCCGGCACATCTAAGATTATAAAGACTATTATTATATACTACAAGAATACGGGCGTCTTATCGACCATAGGAGTCACCTTAAAACGCGATCAAGGGGTTAGGGGTACCAAGGAAAAGACACTTACAATAGGAACCGATTACGTATACGATGATGATTATGAATACGATTCAGGCCTTTTATTTCCAGATGAAAGAGCTAATAAGGCTCTTTTTTCGATAAATAGAACAGCAGAAAATATACAACTAGAAATAACGGGTTCTAATCCAGCAGAATTAATGGGCTACCAAGTGGAATATTCTATAAGTGGTCAAGGGGTATTATAATGGCAACGATTACAGTTCCTAGTGACTCAACGCTACCTGTAGCTGGAGCAGAAATCAAGGCGGCTCCTCTCAAGGATTGGATTACTAATATTAGGACATTCCTTGAGGCAACCAATATAGATGAAGCCAATGTCGATACTTCAGGTAGTGATGGTATCGTAGGAAAATCTATTGCTCAGACTATTACGGGTCTAAAAACATTCAGCACAACGTCTGCGGCGGCTGGAGGATTGCGTGAGGTAGCTAAGTTTGAGATCAATCCATCGTCTGGAACTCCTGCAAATAATGATGGATTGAGATTAACTTTTACCGCAGATGATGCGGGTGGTGCCGCTACGGCTATAGGTTATGTAGACCTAAAGATGACGGATGCCTCAGCCTCTTCAGAGGATTCGGAGTGGCGTTTTTCCACGATAGCTAATGCTTCTTCAGTAACTCCCCTTGTAGTTAACTCTACAGCTATAACGATGACAACTACCACGGTGGCTATTGGAACCAATGCTACTATTGGTGGAGGCCTTACCGTTACGGGAACAGGTGTTTTTGGTGCTTTGACAGTAGGTAGTGCGGCAATAAGTGAAGCTGAGTTAGAGATGTTGGACGGTATAACTGCCGGTACTGCGGCAGCTTCAAAAGCTGTGGTCTTAGACGCTTCAAAAAATATTGCCACTATAGGCACTATAGGGTCTGGAGCTATTACCAGCAGTGGGGTGGTGACGGCAACAGGTTTTACTATTGGATCTGCTGTAATCACCGAAGCTGAACTGGAAATACTGGATGGGGCTACGGTTACTACCGCTGAATTGAATCTAATAGATGGTGGAACGTCTAGGGGGACGACTGCGGTAGCTTCTGGTGATGGGTTGTTGGTCAATGACGCAGGTACGATGCGTATGACCAATGTAGATACGGTTAGCACTTACTTCGCTAGTCATAGCGTTGGCGGTACTAATATCGCTACTGTGGGGACTATAGGAACGGGAACATGGCAAGGAACAGCAGTAGCCTCTGCTTATCTCGATGCGGATACGGCACATCTTTCAACTACTCAAACATTTACTGGTGATAAAACATTCACAGGGACAGTCACCGTAGGTGTAGATGGAACTGGTAAGGATGTAATCTTCTATGGAGATACCGCATCATCCAGTCTTACTTGGGACGAATCGGCAGATGACTTGGTCTTTGCCAATGCTGGCATTGCAATAAATGGATCAACCGATGCTACTGGAGATCTCTACTATCGTGATAGCTCTGGTTTTCTTGCTCGACTTGCTTCTGGTGCAGATGGATATGTGCTAACGGGAACAGGAGCAGGAGCCGTTCCTGCTTGGGAGGCATCTGGAGTAGGAGGTGGCATTTCTTTTAGTGGGTCTACTGCTGATGGTATGGTTACTTATGGCAGTAGCTCTTCTGCCATTGTTGCATCCACCTTGACCTTTGCCAGTGATATCCTTACTGCCACTTCGACTTCCGCAAATCTTCCTAAGATAGAGCTTAAAAATACCCATGCTGGTGCTACGGCTGGAATTATTCAATTCTCAAAAGATTCTGCTAGTGGTGACGACAGTGATGTCATGGGTACTATTTCCTTCTATGGGACAGATGCAGGGGAAGCTACCCACGAAGAGTTTGCTAAGATTGAAGGTATTGTTGAGACAGCTACTGCTGGACAGGAAGGAGGTCAAATAAAGTTTTCTGTAGCTTCACATGATGCAGAGCTAAATCAAGGACTCCTTATTGAAGATGGCAGTGCTGAAGACGAAGTGGATGTGACTATAGGCAATGGCAGTGCAAGTATAGTCACGATACCGGGACACATAGACCTTGCAGGTAATATTGACGTAGATGGAACTCTTGAAGCGGATGCTATAACGATTGGCGATACGGCTATAGGATCTATATATGGCCCTATAGCTGGCAGTAGTAGTATTGCTACCGTAGGTACAATTGGTACAGGCACTTGGCAAGGCACGAAAGTGGCCTCTGCGTATCTTGACGACGATACTGCTCACCTTGGTGTAGTGCAGACTTTCACTGCCAATAAGACTTTTACTGGAACGGTTACCGTAGGAGTTGATGGCACAGGAAAAGATGTAAAGTTTTTTGGAGATTCTGCAGGAGCTTACATGGAGTGGGACGAGAGTGCCGATCAGCTTCGTATTATGGGTGCTTCAGCAGATGCAACGACTAGCACGGGCAAACTTTTGTTGGCCACTTCTTTGACAGACATTAATGCCAATGATGTTTTGGGGAAAATAGACTTTCAAGCTCCGCATGAGACAGGAACAGATGCAATTGCGGTAGCGGCCTCTATCCAAGCTGTTGCACAAAGCACTTTTAGTGCTAGCTCTAATGCGACAGATATAATTTTTTATACTGGACATTCTGAAGCGGCTACGGAGAAGTTTAGGTTTACCAGTCAAGGCGAGATAGGTATTGGAGGTGCAAATTATGGGTCTGACGGTCAAGTCTTAACTTCCGCAGGTGCTAATCTACCACCAGCTTGGGAGGCATTGCCCAGTAGCGGCATCTCCTTTAATGGTAGTACGGCGAATGGTGTAGCCACTTACGCAAGCTCTTCTGTAGCTGATGTCGAGGCCAACCTGACCTTCGACGGCTCGACGCTGGCAGTGACGGGGTCGATGACACTATCCAGCACCTCGACTATATCGGGCGATATGACGTTTGTCGATAATGCAAAAGTCACGCTCGGCACGGGTGGCGATGCGGATCTCTACTATGATAATTCCAATGCCATCTTGCTACCTGCGGTATCAGGTAGTGGAGGGTTTCTTATAAATACTACCGCCAGAACTAATAATTCGGGAGTCTCAGCCGCGAAGCTCGACTTAGCGACTACAGCGTGGCCGTCAGCAATAATGACTCTTTATAGTGCTGACACTAATCCATGCTCACTAATCTTACAAAAATCACGCAGTGCTACCGTGGGTACTTTGGCGTACCCAGAATCGGGTGACGGCTTAGGGCAGATTGGCTTTGCAGGAGCTTGGCCCGATAATGGTTATTTTTATTATGGGGCTGAATTTAAAGCGTTTGCGGCTGCTGATTGGTCTGACGACAATCTACCGACGTATTTAGCGTTTAGAACAGTACCAGCGGGTGTGTATAGCTCAGTAGAGCGGATGCGGATAAACGCATCCGCGTCACCCGCTATTACAGTCACGGGTACTGCGGGATTGAGTACCGGTACCGCATGGACAGATACCTCAGACAGTCGCATCAAAACCAGTGTTCAGACGATTTCGGGAGCATTGGCGAAAATCAATAGTTTGCGCCCAGTAAGTTTTCGGTATACGGACCAATATCTATCGGCTCACGACGAGATCGACGGCACAAAAACGTATAACTCCTTCATTGCAGAAGAGTACGCAACAGTATTTCCCGATGCCGTATCAGTGGGCGGCGATCTGGTCAAGACCACCCCTGCCGTACTGTATCGGGCCGGTGATAACGACATACCTAATGACAAGGCCGTTGGCGATGTCAGAACTGAGGAAATATCTGAGACACTGATGACTGATCTAAAAACTTATACGCCGCATGATTTGCATATGTATTTAGTTGCCGCAGTCCAAGAATTGTCCGCTAAAGTTGCCGTATTGGAGGCCGTATAATGGAAACCGAAGCAATCGAAGAAGAAGTCACCGAGTCTCAGCCCCAGACGACGACGCCAGAGCAGCAACTGGCGATAGTCGAGGCTCAGATGCAAGAGCGTTTAAACGTCCTCGCGGCCAACGACCCGATCTACCAGCGATGCGTTGGGCAGCGGGATATTCTTACGGCCCTCACATCGACTAACGGCAAGGTAACTGACGATGCGTAGATTCCTTGCGAGTATCTTCGCGGCATTGGGGATTACCGTTACGGTAATTAAACCACGGAGAACCTGATCATGCCTAAAGTAGGAAGCAAGACTTATAGCTACAGTAAAAAAGGCGTAGCGGCGGCTAAGAAGGAAGCCAAACGCACGGGCAAGCCAATGAAGCAAGCCAAAAAACCCAAAGCTAAAGCACGGACTAAGGGTTATTAGGCTTACTCCAATTCTTGACCGTCTTCTACGCCCATTTATTCGCCTTCTTCGGTGGATGATGCGGCCATGACTCACACCTGCGAAGCGGTGATAATTTTCATGCTGGGATCGGCCATTCTGTGGATGAGTGCGCTTGTGATTTGGGCCGCTGTCCAGCGTCGAAAAGATGGACGTGGATACTGACGCAACTGCGGCACTTACAAAATTTGGTGAGCAAAGTGGCGTTGCGAATCTTGTAAGCGAATATTCTTGGATTGCGGTAATCGCGTTTGCGCTGCTGCTGTTCAAGTCGAGTATCGAAAATGGCGTAGCGGGGTTACAAGTATTTTTTGGCACCGATTACGACGAAGACGATGTAGTCATCGTTGACGGGCGTCCCGGTAGAATAGCAAGAGTGGGACTTACTAAAACAGTTTTTTATTTGACTAGTTATCGGGATGGCATTGCGGTTGGTGGAACCAAGTTGGCAGTCCCGAATACAGCACTCAAAGATATGCGGATTGAGAAGCCGCTGGAAAATCTGGAGTCTGAGGATTACTGGCGATGGTCGGAAGGACCAAATGGCAAGAGGAAAGATGAGTGATGCCACGCCCAGAATCGAGCAAAGATATTGCCACCTTTGCGGAGTGCAGGGTCGAAGTAGACAGGCTCCTCGCGGAGAAAAAAGAACTTCAGCGTAATCTACACGCAATGGAGTCTATAACGCGGGATAGACGTCTTGAGGCAGAAGAATTAAAAAAAGAGAAACGTCAGCTTGTCCGCAAGATGGATGTTATTTCACGTAAGCAAGCGGCGTCAGAAAAGCTGAAATCTACGGCTGGCTGGTCGGGTGCCGCCATTGGATGCGTGACCCTCACGTGGCAAGCCATGCAACACTATGGATCGCCTCTCCCTCCGTTTTTGATGGAGTCTGAGATTTTTTATGGGGCCGTATGCTGGTTCGCAACGACAACTTTTGCGTGGGTAGCGCGGAGTTATTACGGAGCAGAATAGACATGAAGAATTTTATAAAAAATAATGTTAGCATAGGATTTGGGAAGAAGGAAGTATCAAAGACAACTAAGGGAGTAGCAATCGGTGGGGTAGGGGCTGTAGCCTATTCGATTATTGTCGATTTTGGTTATATGCCAAGCGCACTCACTGCGCCCGATACGGTTCCCTATGTGGTGGCAGGACTATCATCCATAATAAACGCAGTAAGGCAATTCGTTGCCAAACACACATAGGAGTGTATCATGTCTGAAGTGACGATGGAGAGCATCGATGAGAAGATTGAAGAAATTACACAGAATAGAAAGGAAGTTGTAGAGAGATTGCAAGAAGCAGAGAGTGCGGTAATGAATTTGCGTAAGATGATTGATCGTCAGGATGGAGCTTTGACTGGGTTAACTGAGTTAAAGAACGGGCATAGCAGCGAAGAGCAGGATGTAATAGCGAATTAATATCAAAAGTTGTTTGACAAGGGGTTTATATAATGGCATGGGGAATAAGATCAATAAAAAATTATATCGGGGATGCGTCTGCAAGATCTACCCTTCCCGGCGAAAATGGAGTTACCTCTGCGTCTTTTGAAACTGAAGAAGAGAAAAAGAAGAGGTTGGCTAGGGAAAGGATGGATAGAGAGAATAAGGATACTCCCACTTCTTATGTACAGTCCCCTTATAGCGGAGGGGGCAGAATGACACAAGTTCCTACTAGAGTAAATGTCCCTAGAGCAGATGATAGGGATGATCCTACGTCTTTAATTCCTTCTGCAACGCAAGATCCCGAAACCGAATGGAAAAGAATAAACAGGCCAACGTACGGCGAGACTAATGCAGAATATAACGCCCGTATGGCTTCAGCCTTAGGGACTGCTCCTCCTACAGCAGAGATTCCAAGAGGACAAGCCTTTGATCGATTATCAGATGAAGAAGTAGCTAGAACTGTCGATAAGTCAAAGGTAGTACAACCTCCCCATATATATGAAGATACTAAGCAACGTGCGCGATCTGGCATGTTGGATATAGACGCTATCGCAGAATTAAACCTTCGTGATAATGCCACAGCGGAATTAACGGCACTTTACAATGAGGGTGTTACAAGCAGGGCTGAGAAGGCTGCCGAAGCTACTAGGTTGTCGGAAGCGGCTAGTGCGAAGGAGCAGTCGGACGCTTCTGAGCTTGGAAGACTAAAAGGGATTCTTCTAGATGATCCTAATGCAGATATAGGATTTAATGCGTTGTATATGCAAAATCCTGAAGTGGCTAAAGCTATACAGCGTTGGATGGAAGATCCCAATTCAGAGTATGCAATATCTTTTGCGGAAGGTGAGGACTATAGCGACGTTGTTGAAGAAACTGACACCACGGGAGAAGAGGAAGTCCCAGAGTCATCATTTGTACGAGATCCGTATGCCTATGATAAAATTCTTAATGCGATAAAAGATGGGAGAGCTACTGCGTATGACATAGGTTTGAATGTTAATCTTAATGATGCTCAGAAAGCTAAATTGACGGAAACTCTTAATACAAGAAACGAAGAGATTGAAGCAGAACGAAGAGCGGCAACGCAATTGGAATTGAATCAGTCTTATACAGATCGAATCAATGCCGATGAAGCTCCTACACGATCAGAAATACTTTCATCAAATTTAAGTCAGTCACAAAAAGATAGCTTGGTTGCCCTAATCACAAGCAAGGAAACAGAGCGAAGGGACGCTACTCGCAATGTTAATTATAATGAATTGATTGGTAGATTGATGGGTGGAGATGGGGGCGGTATATCAGAGAATGAACTCAATGATATAGATATGAGTGATGCCCAACGCGCTGACGTACGACGACAATTGGATGATTGGGAAGAGGCTGAAGCAGAAAGACTCAGAATAGAAAATGAGACAGCAACAAGAAAAGAAAGAGAAGCACTAGAAGTAAAAAACTATAATGAATTGATCACTCGTTTTATGGGTGGGGATGCCGTATCTGAGTATGAAATAGGGAATATGCAGTTAAACGATTCTCAACGATCTGATTTAATGGCTCGGTTTACTACGTATAGCAGAGAGCAAGAAAGGGTGCAAGCTGATGCTGATAGAGTAACGCTACAGCAAACAAATTTTAATGATCTCATGGGTCGTATTATGAACAATGAGGACATTGAAGAATATGAGCTTGAATCAATTCAATTGAGTGATGTACAAAGAAATGAGGTTCAAGCTCGTATAGATCATATGAGTAAGATGAGGGTAAGGAATGCCCTTGATGAAAAGATCAATGCTTTGCCGTTGAGTCTCACTGAGGCTCAAAAGACGGCGTTGAGAAATGCTCAAGAAATGTATGGAGATGAGGGTTTCACTGATGAAATGAATCGGATCAGTGGTGTGGAGGCAGACCCAGAGGAGTTGACAGGCTTTGAGGGTTCTTCCGAAGAGGTTCAGCAACAGGTGGCTGAATGGAGAGAAGCAAATCCTAGGATTTATGGCGAAAAAGATTTTGAATACCACAATCGCATGGCATGGGATTTAAAGGGAAGTGTTGGACTTAGGGCTGCACCGGGTATGATGATGGGCCAAGCCGAGAGTATTACTCATCCGTGGTCGGCAGCACAGAGTGGATTTCTAATGCCGACGGACGTAGGAGGTCTAGATCCTACTTCTTTAATTCCTACGAGAAGGGATGTAGATCCCACTTCTTTAATTCCCAAGGCCGTAGATCCAGATGTAGATCCCACTTCTTTAATTCCCAAGGCCGTAGATCCAGATGTAGATCCCACTTCTTTAATTCCTAAGGCTGTAGATCCAGACGTAGATCCTACTTCTTTAATTCCTAAGGCTGTAGATCCAGACGTAGATCCTACTTCTT